CGGAAACTGGGCTACACTGGCAGGCGGAGACAACGCTAAACTGGCAGGCGGATACGGGGCTAAACTGGCAGGCGGAGAACATTCTATCATGGTTTCTGAAAACGGCGGCAAAGCTAAAGGCGGTATCGGCAGTTTAATTGTTATGGTCGAACGAAACGGCAAAGGAGAAATCGTCAATTACAAAGCAATCCAGATTGATGGGGATACATATAAAGAGGACACATGGTATCGGTTGGAAGATGGAGAAATTAAGGAAGTGGAGTGATGGTTATGAAATACAGAAAGAAGCCTGTGGTAATTGAAGCGTTTAAATATGATGGAGATTTAAAAGGTGCAGATGGTAAATATTATGTCCCTGATTGGGCTGTAAATGCCTTTGAAAATGGCATCATGCACTACGATAGTGAGGATGGAGAAAAACCGCCTATTGAACTCTATATTGATACTTTAGAAGGTACGCACCATGTAAGTGTTGGGGATTATGTGATTCGCGGCGTGAAGGGAGAACTTTATCCCTGTAAACCAGACATTTTCGAGCAGACATATGAAGCATGTGAGGAGTGATGCAGAATGGCAGAAATGAAGGCGTTAGAGTTTTTGAGAGAATGGCATAGAATGTGTCAAAAGTATCCGTTTTGTAGTGATTGCCCAATGGAAGATTCTTCATCTCGCAGTTGTATGCCTTGTAAGTGGGTTTTTAATGATATAGAAAAAGTAATCGCTACCGTGAAAAAATGGTCTAAAGAACATCCGAGAAAAACGATTTTGCAGGATTTCTTGGAGAAGTATCCGAAAGCTGAACTGATACATAACAAATTTCCAGAAATTTGCCCTTATTCTTTGGGATACGCAACAAATGAAAAGTGCTTTTTAGATACGGACGAACAATTTGTTTCAGAAGAATGCGAAGACTGTTGGAACAGACCGTTGGAGGAGGAATGAAATAATGGCTGAAAATACACAGGTGGCAGAAAAGAAGGAATTTACAACGGCATTAAGTCGGTGGAGCAACGAAATTACAGGATTGATTGCAAAAGACTATGAGGCTTGCGGCGTTATTTTTGATGAATATTCCAGAAAATGCGCTATGGAGGCAGTCGGCAGCATTTACAACCTTGTCAAGAACGATGGAAAAGCGAACATGAACTCCCTCGATACAAGCAACTTGAGGGGCACCGTTGAAAACTGTGCAGGGCTGAAATTGAACCCTGCGGCATATCCGAGGGAGTGTTATTTCCAGCTTAGAAATGTAAAGCGTGGGAACGAGTGGGTAAAGGTTGTTGAAATGGGTATCGAGGGTGCAGGATATGATTCCCTTCTCTCTCATTACGGCAAGGATGTCGAACAAGTTTATCCATATTGGGTAGTCAAAGAAGGAGATACCTATATCCCACCCAAACATAAGGGTTTGGAACTGACACCGCCAGAGTGGGAAGAAAACGGATTATCCGATAAGGCGGTTCGTGTGGTGTATCCTGTCAAACTGACGGATGGCACAGTAACTTATCTGACAGCAGATAGGGCAAGCGTAAAGGTTAATTTGTTGGCACACGTTAAACAGAATATGATGAACGCTACATTCGGCATTTGTGCCGATAGATACAAGGCTACAGATAAACAGAAAGAGGAAATCAAAGCCAAGAAGGACGAAATTCTGAACGCATTGAGAGCGTGCAGCACGGTTGATGATATGTTGGATTGCGAAATCGCAAAGCAGTTTATCAGCGGCGCATGGCTGGATACGCCAGAGAGCATGATTCAGCGGAAAATGTGCAACAACGCAACAAGGAAATACCCAAAAAATTATGACCAGATGGCAAGACAAGCACAAATTGAATTGGATGATACATACCGTCAGACACAGGATGATGTTGCGGAAAGTGCAAATTCTGTTGATTTTGACGAGGAAAACATCATTGATGGGGAAATCGTGCAGGAGGTGTAAACAGTGATTCTTATAAAAGTAACGATTGCCGTCTGGATGATTTTCATCCTTGCATCTGGTAGGGCTGTTTGGTTATACATTAGAAATCAGAAAAAAGGTATGAATAGGGATTTATCTTATTATGTTCTGGAAAACAAACCTTCTGCGTTGTCTGCTTTCGTTTGCATTGTTGTTGCTCCTGTTCTTACGATAGCGAGCGCAATTTGGCTTTTGGTAAGGGGGTAAAAATATGAGAATTATTAGTCAGAATGGAAGGGTTGATTTGCCTTATGAACAGATTGCAATTGCAATCGACTACGATTATAAAATGACGATTATTGCTTATGCAGTAAATTCCGATGACGATACTATTTGGAAATTAGCCGAATATTCGACAAAAGAAAAAGCAGAAAAGGCTATGGAAGAGTTGAGGACGGAATACGGGAACTACAAACAGGCAAAAAGCAGTGAATATTATTTCGCTTTCAATTATCCAAAAGTATTTCGATTTCCGCAGGATAGCGAGGTGTGATGATGAACGAAAATGTAAAATGGAAGGTTGACGGGATCTTTAAAGCCGATGCAAATGAATGTTACAGAGAGATTTCTTCTTTGGAACAGATTACCCCGAAAGCAATTCTCGATTTTGCAAGAGATGAAAATTCAGAATTACATAAATGCTTTGAGTGGGACAATGATTTAGCTGCCGAGAAATACAGAACAATACAAGCCGGCAATGTCATTAGGATGTTGTATGTAGAACCTAAAAGCGAAGATGCGCCGCCAGTAAGAGTATTAAGTAGAACGTCCAATACTGTTTATCAGCCGACAAGAACTTTTCTGAAAAATCAGAATGAATATGAAGATTTGCTTAAAAGAGCATTATCAGAATTGGAAAGTTTCAGATTGAAATATAAGACACTTTCCGAGTTGGAACAGGTATTTGAGCAGATTGATTTAATCACTGTTTGATATATAGCATAAAACAGAACATAACAGGAAAATTTCAGACAGCATATTAAAAAACAACCTATTTTCAAGTGTTTAACAGGTGAGATAACACCTATTATATAACAGCTTTTTATAAAACATCGAAAAACAGGTCAAAATAAAACAGGAAAATAAAGCGCAACATAGGACACTTTATCTCACTTGCTAAGCGCTTGATTATAGGAACACGCTGATAGAGCATTTTATAGGCGGTATGATACCGCCAGCATATTAAAGAAAAGAACAGTAAATCAAAAGAAAATACAAGACAATGCAGAATATTATATCGCCTACAAAGTGTTCTATCAGTAACAAAAATGAAAGGAGAAAACAAAAATGGCTAAAACAGAGGTAATCGAAATCAAGCCCTTAAACATCAAAACCGCAACAATCAAAATCGCAGGAGATGGAGACTTGATTCTTAATAAAATGAACGATGTAAGCGCAAAGGATTTGATTGACAAGCGTAAGGATAAGGCGAAAGACACAGCAAAGCCTAATCAATGGGAAGCAATCATCACTTCTATGCACTGGTACAACGGCAAGCCAAAAGATTATTCGGAAGAAGGACTATTACAGGCATTAAAAGAAAACGCACCATGTATTACAGGGTTCGGTCTGAAAAAATCTTTCGGACAGGCTGTTATACATAACAAAATTGATACATACGCAACGAAGTTTAATGCAGGAGTAAACATTATCGCAAAGGGAGATTTGATACCAATTCAGTTTGCAGAACATCATATTGACGAAAAACTGATGTCTCCCAAAAAAGGCTCTCCAGTATTAGTACACCTTAACAGATTTAGCGGTTGGAAAGCTGCATTTACAATCCAGTACACCGAAAACGCTTTCTCTTTGGAACAGATTGTAAACATTGTCAATCTTGCAGGATTTGGCAACGGTATCGGAAGTGGTAGAAGTAGTGGATACGGAAGATACCATATTGAGGGGATTGAATAATCGTTAGGAGGTGCGAAAGTGCTGCTAAAAACGATAGCAACGGGTTCAAGCGGAAATTGCCACGCACTTATTGCAGACACAGGAGAGATTCTTCTTTTGGACTTGGGGGAGAACGAAAAGAAAATTAAGAAAGGAATCGGTTGGAAAATTTCTGATGTTGTCGGTGCGATTGTTACCCATAAACACGCTGACCACTCAAAATCGGTCAATGAATTTGAAAGAATGGGTGTTCCTGTTTTAAAGCCGTATGAAAACGAAAGCGACATCGGCTTGAAAAATATTTCTGGTTTTAGAGTGCAGGCGTTTGACCTTACAACGATTGACGGTAGATGGACACACACAGATGCGGACGGCGAACCTTGCGCCTGTTATGGGTTTTTGGTTGAACACAAGGAAATGGGAAGGATGCTGTATATAACTGATACGGCTATTGTCAAATGGCGGTTCAAAAATATAAACCATATTCTTCTCGGCGTGAATTATGACAAAGATATGATTTATCCAGATAACGAAGGAAAAAAGAATCATATTTTCGGCGGTCACATGGAGATTGGAACAGCTTGTGAGTTTGTGAAAGCGAATAATTCAGATTCCTTGCATAACGTCATAATGTGCCATCTGTCAGCTGATAATGCCGATTCTGATAAATTCATCGAGCGTATGAAAAAAGCGTGTCCTGCGGCGAATGTGTACGTTGCAGGACGTAATGACGGGTGGTGGTTGAGCGATGGGAAGGTATGAGTTTTCCTTAAATGCAAATATCAAGGCAAAGGACGGCATTTGCCCCTGCTATGGATGCGAAGGAAGGAACGCTGGATGTCATTCAAAATGCGAGATATTCACGATTTGGAATCAGAAGCATTTGAAAAATAAAAAAGAAATGCAAAAGAAGGCGTTCATCGAAAATCAGGCGGATTACCGGAAGAACGAATACTTTAGAAGAAAGAGGGACAAGCAGAAATGAATAAATGTATTTTTGTTGGCAGAACAACAAGAGATGTTGAACTCAGATACACGCAGTCCGCAAATCCTCTAGCGGTCGGAAGAACTTCCGTTGCGGTCGAAAGCGGATATGGAGATAAGAAGAAAACGAGCTTTTTCAATATTTCTGCTTTCGGCAAAACGGCGGAAACAATGGATAAATTTGTTAAGAAGGGTACGAAAATCATCCTTGAGTGCGAAGCTGCGCAGAATGAATACACCGACAGGGAAGGGAAGAAGCAGAACACGGTATCCTTTATCGTGAAATCGTTCGAGTTTGCCGAGAGTAAAGCGGCAAGCAGCAGTGCAGGGCAGACAAGTGATGCGCCGAAATCGCAGAGTAACACGGATGGTTTTTATCCCATTGACAATACCATTGAAGATGACGATTTGCCGTTTTAAAAAATAAGAAGGGTGGAGACTGATTTTGAGAATAGAAAATTTAATCGTTTTTTTGAAAGAGAATTTTGAAAAAGGGATACAAATGTTTGATACTCCGAATATTGTAGGCGATTTCATGGTGCCTATTTATAAGAAGGACAATATATTGGTGTTGTACGCGCCGGAATATGACTATATTGAGATATTCGGAATATCTGATGAAGAATTTGAAAGAGTTGAGAAAGAGGTTAATCGGAAAAGGCGGTAAGATTATGGATTTGAAAGACATCAAAACAGAATTGTTCAATGACAATTTCCAAAATTATAAGCGGTACGGCATCCCGAAAGCACAACTTGTTATTGCCGATATCCCCTACAACGTGGGTACGAATTTCTACGGTAGTAATCCAATGTGGTACAAGGGTGGGGACAATAAAAACGGCGAAAGCAAACTTGCCGGAAAAGCCGCTTTTAATACAGATTTTAATTTCAATCTGTACGAGTATTTTCATTTTTGCAGCAAACTGTTGAAGAAAGAAGATACGAAAACCGTATCTCGTGGCAGAAGCAGCAACAGCCCGTGCATGATTGTGTTTTGCAGCTTTGAGCAGATTCCAACGCTTATCAATGCCGCTAAGAAACATGGCTTTGTAAACTACATACCATTGGTTTTCTGTAAGAATTACAGTCCGCAGGTTTTGAAGGCGAATATGCGTATTGTGGGCGCGACAGAATACGCCCTTGTATTTTATCGTGGAAGGTTACCAAAGTTTAGAAACGGCTGTCAGCAGGACGAGAACGGGAAGAATATTCGCGGCACAGGACGGATGATTTTTAATTGGTTCGCATGGGAGAAGGACGGAAAAGAGATTCCTAAAATTCATCCAGCGCAGAAACCAGTATCCGTAATTAAGAAACTGATTGAAATTTTTACGGACGAAGGGGACATCGTGATTGACCCTTGCGCTGGTAGTGGTTCGACACTGAGAGCGGCTATGGAGTGCGGTAGAAACTCATATGGATTTGAAATATCGAAAGAATTTTATAAGCGTGCAAAGGAAGAAATGCTTGTTATGCGAAATCATTATTCTGTAAAAATAAATGGAGAGGCACTTCTAAGGGGGTTGAAAGATGGACTATCAGAAATTCAAGAAAGCGAAGGCTATCGAGAAGAAAAACAAGGAACGCCTGCTGAAAGTCAACCCAAAATTGAATGAGGACAGCGGAATTTATTTCCTAACAAGAATTGACGAAAACGGATTCAAATACGCATACATCGGGCAAGCAATACACCTTATTACCAGATTGTCGCAACATCTTGTCGGCTATCAGCATATCGACCTATCGTTGAAAAAACATGGCTTATACGATGCAGAAACAAATCAGTATGGATGGAAAATCGGATTTATGCTTTACAAGGATACCGAGTTGGATAGTGCGGAGCAGCACTGGATAAAGAAATATGCTGATGGTGGTTATCAGCTGCGGAACAAGACAAGCGGCTCACAGGGCGAGGGCAAATCGCAGATTGCGGAATACAAAGCCGCTAAGGGCTATCGTGACGGCTTGGAACAGGGCAGAAGGAATCTTGCGAAGGAATTATCACATATTGCCGAAAAGCACCTCACAATCGAAATTAGAGCGGATAAGAGGGGCAACAAGATTTCAGAGAGGCAGTATGAGAAGTTTATAGAATTGATGAAAGGAGAGGTGGATTCGTGAAATTCATTGACTTCTTCTCTGGTGTAGGCGGTTTCCGCAGAGGGATGGAACTGGCAGGACATGAGTGTGTGGGATTCTGTGAATTTGATAAATTTGCAGTAGCCGGCTACACAGCCATGCACCTTATGACGGACGATGAACGAGAATACATAAGCACGTTGCCGAAGAACAAAAGAGTAGCAGAAGCAGGAAAGGAGGAATACAGACATGGAGAATGGTATGCAAATGACATTAGACGGATTTTCGCCGAGGACATCCCAAAAGCAGACTGTTGGTGTTTCGGATTCCCCTGTCAGGACATCAGCATTGCCGGAAAACAGCTTGGCTTTGACGGAGCAAGAAGCAGCTTATTTTTCAGAGTTATCAGACTTGTGCAAGACCTCGAAGAAAAGGATAGACCCACATACCTATTCATTGAAAACGTTAAAAACCTACTTAGCGTTAATGGGGGAACGGACTTCCTTAAACTTCTCATTGCGCTGGACGAAAGCGGGTACGATGCAGAATGGCAGGTTATCAACTCTGCCGATTACATCCCACAAAACAGAGAAAGAGTTTTCATTATCGGACATCTTAGAGGGAGAAGTACCACAAAAGTATTTCCTATCGAAAGAGCAGACAGAGAAAATAGTATTCCGCAAATAGGAAATTTCATGGTGACGAAGAAGCGAAGCAATCCAAATCAAGGGCGCATATATGCCGTCGATGGTATTGCACCGTGCTTAAACAAGATGGACGGCGGCAGACGCGAACCATATATCGCCCAGCCTGTATTTTGCGATATGTCCGAAGGAGCAGGGGTGCAACAGTATGAGAAAGCGTTTTGTTTGCAAGCAAGATATAACAAAGGCGTTTGCAATCGAAGAATGGAAGTTTCATGTGTCTGCGTTCCTGTATTAACGCCCGACAGAGCGGAAAAAAGACAGAACGGCAGAAGAATGAAAGAAAACGGAGAGCCGATGTTTACGCTTACGGGACAGGACAGGCACGGCATTTTAGTTTCAATGTCGAACGGAGCGGAGGTTTATACGGTGTGGCACGAAACATACGGATGGATAGCTATCCGCAAACTGACACCGAGAGAATGCTTCCGGCTGCAAGGATGGTCGGATGAATATTTCGATAGGGCTGAATTGGTAAACAGCGACAGTCAGTTATATAAACAGGCAGGGAACGGCGTGACAGTTCCGGTGATATACGAAATTGCAAAAAGGATGGGGGTGGAGAAATGATTGAGAAAAACAAAGAAACCAACAAATACCATGCGGTTTGCGATTGCTGTTTTGAATATTCCGATGAATATGACAGTTTTAACGAATGTCAGCGTGGTATCAAATACGAAGGATGGAAGCGACATTACAAAAAGAAAGAGGGAGAATGGGAACATTTCTGCCCGAATTGCAAGGAGGAATAGAAATAGCATATGAAGGAATGTAAATTATTTCAGTGTGAAATTTGCAATACGCAATACAAAGAAAAAAGTGATTGTAAAGCGTGCGAAAGGAAACATGTGAAACCAAAGGGCGTTAAGCAGTGCAAATATCATGGCGAGCGATATTCTGAAAATTATCCAGATACTATTACAGTATTGATGGAAGATGGGAAGGAAATTAAATATAAAAGATGATTTGCCCTAATTGCGGACAGGCGATTGATTGGAGTGTTGAACATGATACAGAAATGGATTGAGACAGAAAAAATGAAAAGGATGACAATGGATAACGTAGAAGAAATGGGTATGTTCAGTCTGGCACATAACTGCTGCTACATTGATGAAAACAGAAATACCAGATACAGAGATTTCGAGATAGACATTGATGCAAGAGAGTTGGCAAAGGGACTGCTGAGAGAATTGACAGAAGATGCGGTGTCTTTTGAATCAGATGAGGACTTCGATGATTGGATGGGGTGCTGCATCGGAGAGGATGGTATATGCACACCAAGAGGCTTGATTGCCACTTTCTATCAGAATCTTTGGGCTATGGCGGAGTTAAGAGAGAAACTCAAATATTATGAGGACTTGGAAGAACAGGGGCGACTGTTGGTGCTGCCCTGCAAGGCTGGAAAATATGAAAAAAGATTAGTCGATTTAGAGAAAGCCATGGACGAGAGTACTTTATATGATTGGTATGTCACTTCTGTAATGCAGGAAGATACGCCTGTTTGGACAGGGGAACATATTGAAGAATTATTGAATGATTTTTATGTTATTCCAAAAGAAGCGGCATTGGAGAAAAGGAGATGTGAAGCGGATGGCGATTAAACCAATTTTGTTCAACACCGAAATGGTGCAAGCGATTTTAAGAGGGCAAAAGACTTGCACTCGGCGGATTGTGAAAGGTGCTATCCCTGATGATGCGATGTGGGGGTATACCATGTTTACACCAAAAGGCTGTATATCTTGCAGGGGGGTGTATGCTGATGAATATGGTGAAAAATTTTTTAGATTACCGTACCAGCAGGGAGACATTCTGTATGTTCGGGAAACGTGGTGTAAAGGTTCTTGGATGAATGAAAAAGAAAGATATTATTACAAGGCGGATGACAACGATTTTCATTGTGTATGGCATCCATCAATCCATATGCCAAAAGAAGCTACTCGTATCTGGCTGAAGGTTACGGATGTGAGAGTGGAGCGGTTGCAGGATATCACAGAGGACGGAGTACTCAAAGAGGGAGCGCAAGGCGTAAGATGCGACCATGTAGCAATCGGAGAGCATGGATGCACAGATTGTTTGAATACAGGGTGGCTTGAACCTCCGATAATTGATTTCATGCAAACTTGGGATTCCACCATCAAAAAATCCGACATTGACCGTTATGGATGGAACGCAAATCCTTGGGTTTGGGTTATCGAATTTGAGCGGTGTGAGAAACAGAAGGAAGTGTAAAAATGAATAATGCGGATGTAATTAGAAATATGGATGATGAGGAACTTGTAGATTTACTTGTTTGGGGTTCTGTATATTCTTTCGGAATTGAAGTTCCTGACTGCGATGAAGGATGTACTTATTTCAGTGCAGGCTGTGGTGTAAATTGTCCAGCCAAAAGAAGAGAAAGAGCCGTTAGAAAATGGTTAGAGCGGGAGAGGGATGATTTATGAGACTGATTGATGCAGATGCCTTGAAAGAAGTGCTGATAAAAGAGAAAGGCTTTTATCCTGCAATGGTCGCAAGTGCGATTGACAATGCACCTACTATTCGTTGTGCGAATTGCAAGGAGAAAACAGAAAAAGAAAGAATACAAGCGGAAAATCAACAATAAATAAGAGTGTGGTGTTGTTTATGGCAATATACAGGAATTTACACATATCGTTTTGGACTGACAATAAGGTCGAGGATGATTTCACGCCAGAGGATAAGTATTTCTATGCTTATCTTCTGACAAACCCACAGACGAATATCTGCGGCTGCTATGAGGTAAGCTTTAATCAAATATCGCACCATACAGGATATACGAAGGACACAATTTCAAGGCTGATAAGGCGTTTTGAAGATGTGCATGGCGTGATTCGGTACTGTGCGGAAACAAAGGAAGTCTTGATTCTCAAATGGTACAAGTACAACTGGAGCAAGTCAGAGAAAACCCTTGCAGGAGTTGAGAATGTGGCAAAGCATATTAAGTCTGATGATTTTAGGCGGTACGTTATGGATACGGTAAATAAGGTTAGAGGCGGTGCGGATAATTGCCAGACGGAAGAAGAACCGAAAAGTATTCCTTCCGTTTCTGTAAAGAAAGTATCTTCTGCGGATATGCTGAATGACATGGTTTCCGAGTTTGCTATTTCCGATTACTTGTTGGAATCGGTGCAGGATTGGATTGCATACAAGGGAGAGAGAAATTTCAAGTACAAAGAAAGAGGTCTGCGGACACTTTTAAAAACAATATCCGAAAAATCAACACAGTACGGAGATACGGCGGTATCAACGGCAATAAATGAAAGCATTTCAAGCGGCTATCAAGGTATTGTTTGGGAGAAAATCGGGAAGGCTTCCAGTAGCGATATAAACTGGAATTTTTAGGGGGTGTGTTTTGTGCTGACAAAAGAGGAAACGAAGAAAATCCTGCGTATCATGTGTAACTGTTTCCAGAATTTCAGACCATCGAATATTGCAGAGACAACAGAGGTTTGGGGAATGATGCTTTCAGATTATACATATCAGCAGATTTCGGTTGCGTTGAAATCCTATATCCTGTCTGACACAAGCGGATTTGCACCGACAATCGGACAGTTGGTTGATATGGTTCATTCCGTTAGCAAGCCGCAGGAATTGAACGAAATGGAAGCGTGGGCGTTGGTGAGCAAAGCAATCAGAAATAGTGGATACCGATATACCGAGGAATTTTTGAAACTGCCTGCCATCATCCAGAGTGCAATCGGAACGCCGGAGCAGTTACATATTTGGGCTACGGATGAAGAATATAATGAAACCGTAGTTATGAGCAATTTTCAGAGGTCATACCGGCTTGTGCTGATGCAGAAAGACGAAAGCGCAAAACTGCCAACAGAAGTGCGGAATTTGCTTTCCAATAACGAGAATCCTGCCAGAATAGAAATGCAGGATAGAATTAAGCAGCTTTCTAATGCGTTTGACGAAAAGAGCAAGTTGTTGATTGAGGGCAGGGAGAAGAAAGAAAGAGTAGTGGATGATTCTGTTATGGACACCGTTCATGCAGAATTAGAGAAAATAAAGGCAATGAGTATCAGATAAAAACCAGAACGGAGGAAGATTTATGAAAACGCCAATCGTAAAATCTGATGAAGGAAAACCGCAGCTTAACCTTGTGCCGTTGGAACTTTTAGAACCATTGGCAAGGGTGCGTGAATTTGCTGTTGAGAAATACGGTCTTGAAGGTATCGAATCATGGCGCAATATTTCCGATGATAGATTGTTAGCCGCTCTGCTGCGGCATACGATTACTTACCAGAAAGACCATGACGCGCGTGATGAAGAAAGCGGCTTGCCTGCCGCATACCATGTAGCTATCAACGGTGCATTTCTTGCCATTAAGGCTATGGAGAGAATGAAAGTAAGATGCGGATACCAACCAAAAGAAATTAACTTCTATGAAACCCTTCCGCCAGAATCGCAGAAAATGGTAGACAAATTTCTTTCCGTGGTTTGTGAAGGTGGTGTAAAAGATGAATCTAAATCAGATTGAAAAGAAAAAACGGTATCAGAAGCAGAAAAGAATCATTGAAGAAGCGAAGAACGAAGCTATTGAGAATATGCAAAAAATCATTGATAGAGGGCTTTCTTCTCAAATGGAACTGGTTATGTTGCTAGTCCTGCATGATAAATTCGGGTTCGGTTCAGAACGATGCGCCAAAGCGTTAGTTGCCTTTGAAGAATTATGGGCAGATGTCGGTGATAAGCATCTTTCGCTTGATGATATCGAGGAAGTAGTAAAGGCTGAAATCGGAATCGAAATGACAGAGGATACCATTTTCCAGACCGACAAGAAAGGAAATAAGAAATTGCTTTGGTCTAATGAGGATACATAAAGGAGGTATTCCTAAGTGGCTTTGCGAGATTTGACAAAGCCAGAATTGCGAAAAATTATAGAGAACGCCAATTTTACCGAGGATGAGATGATGGTATTTCAACTGTCCAGTAATGGTTCTCCCATTGATTATATAGCGGACACGATGAAAATATCATCATCTACGGTGAATCGCATTTTGAGGAAGATTTATAAGAAAATAGAAAGGATTGAGGATATGTCGAAACCAGAAGTGCCGATTTGGCAGAAAGTTACAATGACGATTGATGAAGCGTCCGCCTATAGCAATATCGGAACGGCAACGCTCAGAAAACTTGCGAATAACCCAAGATGCACTTTTGCTCTTACAAACGGGAACAGAAAGCTCATTAAGCGCAAGGAGTTCGATAAGTTTATTGAAAATACTATCGAGATATAGACAAAAATTAGCCCTGTATGGTAATATGACGCTGTATGGGGCTTTTCTCAAAATGAAAGGGTGTGTAATAGAATGGGAAAAGACCTTAGAGGTAAAGAATTAGGCGTTGGTATCAGCCAACGAAAAGACGGAATGTACACAGGACGATTTACAACAAAATCCGGAAAACGGAAACAGAAATACTTTCATAAGTTGCAGGAGTGCAGGGCGTGGATGGCAGATGCACAGTTTGAGGATGAACATGGTGATGTGTTCTTTTCTGACTCTCCAACAGTCGATGCGTGGTTTGACTACTGGATAAATGAAGTAAAGGGAGATGGCATAAGAATTATAACAGAAAGAAACTACAGAAGTATGTGGAGCTTTTCTATTTCTCCAATTATTGGGAATATGGAATTAAAAGACGTAAAGCCGATTCATTGTCAGAAAGTACTAAATATGATGAATGAAGGGCATAAGACATCTACCATTAAGGTGCATAGAGATTTAATGTGGAGTGTTTTTGAATGTGCTGTCGAAAATTATTTAATAGAAAGAAATCCTGTAAGAAGGAATGTGAAAGCAACTGGTGGTAAAAAAACAGAAGCGCGAGAAGCACTAACTGTTGATGAGCAAAAAACTTTCTTAAAAGAATCAGAAAAATCATCATTTTATAATGGATATGCGTTTGTGCTGCAAACCGGGATTCGGGTTGGAGAATTGATTGCGTTAAAGTGGTCTGATGTAGATTTTAAAAATCGAAAAATAAAAATACAGAGAAGTGCATCGGAGGTCGCAAAGAAAGGATTTGTAATCGGAGAACCTAAAACAAAAAGCGGGCATCGGGAGATACCGCTTACAAAAGAAGCTGTCAATATTTTATATAGTCAAAAAGAGAAGAATTCTCAAAACAAAATTATTCCAATCCAGTATGCAGATTATATTTTTCTGAACAAAAACGGAAATCTAATTCAAAAGTCAGCGTATAATCAAGGAATATATGCTATTTGCAATAGATTGGGAATGAGAAAGTTCTCAATTCACTTGCTAAGGCACACATTCGCTACGAGATGTATAGAAAGTGGTATGCGCCCTAAAACGCTGCAAGCAATCCTAGGTCATAGCAAAATTGAAATGACGATGAATTTGTATGTTCATGTAACGGATGAATCCAAACTGGAGGAAATCGAAGCAATAGAAAAAAACTTAAAATTGGTGTAGAAATTGGTGTAGAAATAAAAAATACATATAGAACACCTTGTTTTATCAATGTTTTTAATAAGTATATACATTTTGGGAATAAATGATATTGAAATTTTTATTCAAAATGAAAATATCTTGCTATAACTTTAAAAACATTGTTAATAACTTTATTTTCAATGGTTTTGAGTAATTCATACAAAAAAGATAAACATTGAATAACTTTTCAAAACCAATGAATAATTTTTAGAAAAATGGTGTAAAATTGGTGTAGTGGTGTAGAATTGGTGTAGAAAAGCCCCATACAAAACAAAAAAATATATGACAGAAAGTTGAGCGAAAGATGACACTTTTGGCTCTTTTTTTATGCGAAAATATAGGTAGAAGGAGGTTGATGGAAATGTTTTCAGATGAAGTCCTAGAGAAAATTTTCAGTCGTGAAGATGTAATGAAGATACCTCTTACTTATCAGTCCGTTATGGTTCGGGCGGTGCAGGAGGTTTTAGAGAAGGAGGGAATCGACTATGCAACCAAATCCTTATCAGAGCATGAACTATAATATCCAGCAAGCATATCCGCAGTATGGGTACAATCCATACTTTCAACAGACGCGGATGCAGCAACCGCAGATAGAACAGGTGCAGTCAGTAAATCAGCTTCAACAGCAGATGCCGCGTGGCGTAAATGGGCGCGTGGTGCAGTCTGTGGAAATGATAACGGCAAATGATGTGCCTATGGATGGTTCGGCGGCGTTCTTTCCGATGCAGGATATGAGTGCAATATTTGCTAAGTCTTGGAACGCTGACGGAACGATTAAAACCGTAACTTTCAAGCCAGTAAATGAGACTGCACATCAAAATTCGGCTCAGATTCAAGAAAATCTAAAATTTGAACTGTCGGATGGTACGGTAGCAGCTTTCATGAATAGATTCGATGAACTGTCGGAGAGATTGGAACAGTTGGAATTTTCTGTGAATAAAACCGTGGCAAAATCCGGCACGCAATCGACCAAAAGAAAGGCGGATGCAGAATGAAGAATTTATTTCAACTCCTTAGCGGCATAAAGAATCCGCAACAGTTTTTACAAGGAATGATGAACAATAGTCAAGTGATGGGAAACCCTATGGCGAAAAATGCCATCGAAATGATGCAGAAGGGGGATGCCAAAGGCGTAGAGCAGATGGCAAGAAACCTCTGCAAAGAGAAAGGGGTAAACCCTGACGAAATGATGCAACAAATGAAACAGAAGTTTGGAATGTAAGACATATTAGAGGTTGCGCGCAAAAACCTTGGTGCCTCTTTATGAATAAAAAATAATCAATCAAAAGGAGGAATCTAATATGTTCAACTCTACAAACAATACACCTTTTACTATGCCTGTAATGCCGGCAACAGGCGGTTATGGCAATGACGGTGCTTTTAGCGATGGCGGCTGGCTGTGGATAATCGTAGTTTTTGCTTTGCTTTTCGGTTGGGGAAATAACGGTTTCGGCGGATTCGGCGGCAACGGTGGCGGCTATGTGGCAACAGCAGCTACACAGGCAGATATCCAGAGAGGATTCGACACACAGTCTATCATTGGAAAACTGGATGGTATCTCCAACGGTATGTGTGATGGGTTCTATGCACAGAACACCACTCTTATGAACGGTTTCCATAGTGTTGATAATGCTATCTGCAATCTTGGATACCAGACACAGCAGGGGTTCAACACAACCAATGTTGCACTGATGCAGGGTCAGAACGCATTGCAGGCACAGCTTGCCGATTGCTGTTGCCAGAACAGAGAAGCAATCGCTCAGGTAAGATACGATATGGCGCAGGATACTTGTGCATTGCAGAACACGATGAACACAAATACCCGTGACATTATCGACAACCAGAACGCAGGAACAAGAGCAATCCTCGACTACCTGTGCGCTAAGGAAAACGCCGACCTGAGAGATAAGGTTCAGAAGCTGGAACTGGCTGCTTCTCAGTCAGCGCAGAACGCTTATATCGCGGCAAATCAGGACGCGCAGACAGCGGAATTGATTAGAAGAATCAACCCTATGCCTGTACCTGCGTATAACGTTCCTGCCCCTTATCCTTATTCTGGATATGGTAACGGTTGCGGTTGTGGTTGCTAATGACGGACAACCAAAATAAAGGGCTATCTTACTTAGATATGCTTACCGTCCTGTCTGTGTTTTTGCAGCTTGTGACTTGCCAACAGGTATCGAACGATACGCTGTTGAAGGAATTGCATAGGCAGGATGGATATTATCTTGATAAGATAATGAAAGACCAGAAGGAAATACTAAAAATGCTATCTGATATTAAATCAGACTTCGCCCACAGTGGTTGATACAAAGAGGGTAGGCAGAAGTCTACCCTTATTTTTTTTAGGAGGTGTTATTTTATGGCTTGTAAGAACGTATGCCGACTTTGCGATAATTTCATTATGTCGCAGTCAGTGAATTTTACAGGCGGAAATCTGATTATAGATTTACCCGCAGGCAGTTATGCCAACTGCCGAAAAGTTTGTATTGTGGTGGCGCAGAAAATCCCCGATACCACTACAATCAACGCTCCTGTTTTTATTACGATTGGCGGCGGGACTGTGCAGTATCCGCTTATGAAACGTAATTGCAGACAGGTTGTGGCATCTGGCTTGAGAACAAGAACCAGATATAAAACCGTAGTTGAGACAACGAACAATTCTGGATTGTTCAGAATGATAGGGGAAACTTGCTGTACGCCCGATAACAGATTATCTGCTATCAACGGAGAAAGTGTTCCTGCAACAACTGGCGGAGGTGAATAATTTATGCACATTGAGAGAATGCACAAAATGATTGAGTGTCTTTGTGAAAAGGCATGGTCCGAAATGGAAAAAGGTCTGGAATGTGTTGGTACTGCCGAAATGGGACAGGTTGTTGACATGATTAAAGACTTAAATGAAGCCGAATACAAAGCTGTCATTACAAAGGCTATGCAAAAGGCAGAGAAAGAGGACGAAGAAGAAGATAAGGAAATCCTCAGACGGTTGAAATCTGAATACTACGAGGACGGAGACAGGCGTTTCTATGACCATTACAGATACGCTAATGGTCGATTTGCACCAAAGGGCAGAGGAACACGCAGAGGATATACAGAACCGCCTTACTACTTCCAGACACCCGATATGTATCACGAATGGGATAGCAAGAGTGACGCAGAGCGTGGCAGAGATTTAGACCGTATGGGTGGCAGGATGTATTACACCGAACCCATGATGAGCGGCTACGATAAAGCGAAACGCCATTACACAGAAAGTAAGGAAATGCACAAGGGCAATTCTCAGGCTGATAAAGAGCAAAAGATGCGCGACCTTGAAGCATACATGAAAGAACTTTCTGGTGATGTGACAGAGATTCTTTCGGATATGACACCAGAAGAACGCACACTTTTGAAAGCCAAAATGACAACACTGTTGCAGAAAATCGGCTGACATAAAACGGATAGGGGGAAACACCCCTATCTTTTTTAATTGGGGGTGGTAATGAAATGGTATTTGAGATAAACGGTGTAAAATGGAGCGTTATTTCTGTTATGCCGCTCTCTGACTGCCTGCGCCGCTCTGACGGTAGTTTTACAGTTGGCGTGACGGATAACACTACTCACTGTATTTGCCTTTCAAATCGGCTTGTAGGCAGTTTTAAGAGGAAGGTACTGATACACGAATTATGCCACGCAGTTTGTATGTCCTATAACATACATATCCCATTGGAACAGGAGGAATTTTTATGTGACTTTGTGGCTACTTATGGGGATGAAGTTTTCGATATGGTAGATATGATGGTCGGGGAAATTCGGAAAACGGCATAAAAAAGGGAGTATACCGAAATTGATATACTCCCGATTTTTGTGTAGCTTAGGATTGCAGCTTTTACGAAAGGGTGTACTGTTATTATACCATTTTGTTGGGGTCAACACAATCATTATTTTTTCGTCAGCACCGCAATACTGCCCTTGCTTGTGATGTTGTAGCCGGTGGCATCCGCTACGTCACGAATTTTGATGTAGTTTATTCCGTTTTTCAGAATACGTTCTGTTTCGTGTTCCTTTCCATCAATGATAATCTTGCACTTCTCTACCACTTCTTCATCCTCCGTTCCGTAGTCGAAAACATCATTTACAAGCAACCAGTGTGTGAATTTATTACACCGCAGGGGGACTTCTCGCACACCGTAAGCCGAACCGTCAGCGGCTATGTAGTAGGGGTAGCCGTTCTTCATGCCTGTGTACACGCCGATATGCCCCTGCATCCAAACCAACGCCCCGATAGGTGCTTTCTCAATAGTTGATATAGGGTTTACGCTTTTCGCTCGTTCTTTCCACTGGGTACTTCCGAGTTTCACGCCACACGCCCATGAAATCAGACCAGAGCAGTCTACGCAAACCTTGCCTATTTTCTTTCGGTCACTGTTCCATACCATCTTCCCGTATTTGTTTTTCAGATAGTTATAGTTGGCTTCGGTCATTACAGAGCCTTTCATGCCGTAAACGTACTGCGTGCCGATTTTGGAACGGCAAAAAGACACCAAATCTTTTCCTGTCATTTTTTTAGCCATGCAATCATCCCTTCACAATCTCATTGACCGCCTTGTTTTCCTTCAGCAGCTTTCGCATTTCCTCCAGTGCCTCATCCACCCACAGGGAGAAGGTATCGAAGGATACCGCCATAGCCAATGCAGGAAATCGCTGGATAAATAAATCGTAGGTCTGCCGCAGCTTCAGCTTGCCTGTGCCGCTGCCTAATTCCGCTTCTGCCTGCGTGACCGCCCACAGCAGCCATTCCTTTACCCTTTCCCTCTGCTCGGATGTTGGCATTTTCAGAAACCGCCCGATAAATACACCGACCATCCCTGTGACCGCCATCAACGCAACCACCAGATACCAGTTTTCCATTAAGAATGTAATCTTATGCACTCGCTACATCTCCTTTCACTCTTTCAATACAATATCAGCAATACGGATAACGGCTTCAATGCCGTATTTTTCAGCCCATTCACGAATCAACTTGATAACATATTTGTACCTGTTTTCATTTTTCGATTTCCAATAGTAGAAACCGTTTGCAACGCCACACTCTGTAATTGATGCAACCGCCACCTGTGCCAGCGGAGATATATCTTTCTCTGTGACGAAAGTGCCATATATAACCGCCGCACTCAGGCAGATTGCTACAAAATCAGATATGTAAACAAGTTTCTTGCTCGTTTCCATTTTTCTTGCCATACGATCAACCTACTTTCTCCCAGCCCTGCTGGTATTCCGAGGGCTTCCAAGTATTGTTATCGATGGTCGAGCGATAGCAAACGCCATTCTCCGTGCAACAGTCCCCCTTCGCGTAGGGGCTGGTTGCCAGCGAGATAAAGGGCTTTGCCTTCGCAGGGTCATCACTCCATACAAAACCCCACTGTGCAGGCAATTCCTCGGGTTCGGCGGTGTAAATGGTGCTGTCATATTTCTGTAGCAGCTTTACCACGCGCTCTGCGGTACTCTTGCAGACAAAGCCGACAGGGCGGTTCAGCATATTTTCTTTTTCACAAGCCGTCTGGAAATCTGGGATAAACCTGTCCTCAGCGTTTAATTCCGTTCCTGTCATAGTGTCCGCTTTCTCCTGCACCGCCTGCGCCGCCAGCTTCGCCATGTGCTTAATCGTTTCCATCATACCTCATTCACCCCTTCACTGATTGCCGCATTTAATTTCTCTATTGTCACGCTGTCCGCGGTAAGGGCGTTTAACTGCTCCTCAATACGGTCAAGCTGGGAGGGTTTTGGTTCGGGGATGGGTTCGGGTTCGGGCGGTGTGTATTCCGAAAACGTACCTGTTTCTGGGTCATAAATCATGCCAAGCGTAACGGTATCGTCACAAGGAATGGCGGTCACAGGATTGCCCGATGGGTCAGGTGGATAGTAGGGTTCTGTTTCCCTGTCTTTCAGAACGTCAATCACTCTGTTCTGTAAAATCATTGCATAAGTTTTCATCTTCTCACCTCACCATTCAATAATGACTATACCGTCTCCGCCACGACCACCGTCATAATTATAGTCGATACCAGTGCCGCCACCGCCGCCACCTCCATTTGTACCATTGTGACCATTACCATCCTCCTTACTTGTAGAGCCACCCGGTAAACCGCCATCTCCTATAGAACCTCCTCCTCCGCCGCCGGATACATACTTTCCATATGTATATACAACAGTGCCACCAATACCGAGTAAGCCAGATTGTCCATTTTCTGCGTTTATACCATTGTCACTATTGGAATATTTTAGTCCTCCGGCGCCTCCTCTACCACCGCCGTTTGTACTTATTCTACTATTGTCTCCTCCAGCCAAGGTGACAAGGTTACCGACAACAGTGGACCCTCCGACTTGAAGGTTTGACGTACCTCCTTTACCAATGGTAATCAAAATAACTTGTTCCGGTGCAACACTAAAGGCTTTTTTTAGGATGCAGTCGCCGCCTGCCCCACCATCGCCCCCTGTCTTACTTGATTTACTACTAGGTTGACCTGCTTGTCCGCCAGCCGCCGCAGTAACCCAAATTTTCGTCACACCACTCGGCACGGTAAACGTGCCATCCTCGGTAAAGGTTTGTGTGCCGTGCGTTTTAATTAGAGTACCTAATACTGAATTAACTGTAGCAATTACCCATGCGCCTACGTCCCAACTCATGATACAACACCTCCAATCCTTGTTACTGAGCTACTAGTATCTATTGTAGTAGTTTTCGTGATTACGTTACCGGAAGGTCCAGTATACTTAGATACTACAGTAGTTAATGTATCAGAATTCTTTGTAATTGTTGTAACAGTTTTGCCACCATCACTGTGAGTTATTGTAACTGTAGTTACATTACCAGATGTACTAATAGTAGTATCTTCACTTGAAAACCCCTGCACATTCATGAGGGCTTCTCTGTTTAATGGCGTACCCTCTACGGATGGTTCGTCCGCCATTTCAACCGTTACAAACTCACTTGTCCCGTCCGCATGAGTGATTTTTCTCCGCCCTGCCTGTGTTGGGATTCTATCTAAAAAATCCTTCATAGCAACCGTTCACCTCCGCTGTTTATCGTTCCGCAGGGGATATATTCCTGCTTCATGTTTTCTGTCATTTCCTTGCCGACCGCGGCAACCCGTTCCCAATCGTTGACCTCCTGCCAATCAAGGTAATTGCTTTCTCCGAATACAGGCAATCCCAATCCAACCAAAAACAACTGCACCAGAGCGGTATAATTTGCTCGGATACGGTTGATTTCCGAAAGCCAAGGTATATTGACTTCCTGCCAATCAGTGTAGGTTATGCCGTTGAAACTCTCCTTGTAATTTCTGTATGTTCTGGGGATGTAGTATCCTTCATTTTCAAGCCACCGCATCAGCTCCTTATGGTTGCCCTCAATGCGGTTCAAGTCCTGATAGTTCAGTGCGCCCTTATTGTTTTCCTCGTTCGCCTGAGCCGCTCTCGCCGTAACGGTGTCGGATACAGTTCGGTTAAAAATCGGTGTTGTCCAAGCCATTAGCTACCACCCCCAATGATATATTGGCACTCGCCCTTAATCGCGCCGTTGTAGGTTAATTTCTGCTGAACCATAGTAACAGGCGTTTCATTCGCGAAGTTGCTTGTGAAGTTGACAGAATCTCCAACGTCCAGTTCTGGATATCCTCTGTCTGGCGCACTGTAAGTGTTGCGCCGCAGAGTGACCGCCGCTACCCAGTTTGCGTATGCGATAGCGTCAGTCTGGTTGTCAATGAGCGTATTGCTAACGCCGCTCAAATCCTCTCCTACGTCACTGTATTTCTTCCTGTACTCGATTTTATTCTCCGTAAGGCTATTCCCATTGATAGTGACTGTCCCCGTCCCCTTGAGCGTTACAACGGTCTTGTAGGCGTAGAATTTCGCCGTGCCGACCATTGTTAAGCCGCTGCTCAATACAATCTGTTGGTTCGTGTACGCCGAATGGGTGAAGGTGTATTCATGCGCCACGTTGGACGATACCTCAGCCGCATTGACCGCCGCCGTTACCTCCGAGTTGACCTTGATGGAGTTATACTCCACCGATAGGTTGCGAAGGGGAGGTATCTTTGTTGTTGTCGGCGTATCCGTCATTTTGTCAAAGTTGATATCAAATCCTGTCGCGCTGTCATTCTCACGCAAAATCTGAATATAACCGCCGCGGCTATGGTTCATGATGCAACGCCCTGCATTAGCTATCAGCTGCAAGCACTCATTCACTTTGGAGGACGGCAGGGGGTTATGTGTATAGATTGTTTTCAACGCATTATCCAGTTCGATTGTATTCTCAAATCCCGCAAACTTCATAACATCTGTAGCAAGGTCGAACAGGCTTCTTCCTGCCGCCGAATACACGCCCTCGTCATAAGTCATTGTCAAATGGTCTGCCAACCCTACACACTTTATGCTGACCTCTGCCACAATTCCAGATTTCGATACATCAAAATCGCCTGTAGAGTAGGACAAGCCCCAAGGTATCCACTCAATAGAGCCGTCCGACAATTCATAGCCGTACTGGTAATTGACAGGCTGTCTGCTTTCCAGATATTCCCATAAGCCAGATGGGTTTTCGGGGTCATATCTTCTTTGCGTATCAATCAGCGTAAATTCAAATTCCTGCTTTGGAATCTTAGACGAAAGCAAGTCAATCTCCTTCGTTGAAGAACAACTTGCAATATCATCCGAGCCCAATCGGCTAACCAGACCGTATGTCAAGGAAAGCAATCTCGCCCTGCGGTGCGGTATATTCGAGTTCAGCCAATAGAAGGACAGTTCATTGCATAACGGAATCTGGTCTTCCATTTCCCAATATGTAGTATCAGGCGAGTAGGTTTTATCGAATACAGATACAGAATCTTTCTTTGCCAGAATCCGAAAACTATTCGGGTAATCACCCATGCTGTCATCAAATTGGAAGGTCAGACCGGGAAATTGCACATAATCGCCGAATGAAATTTTCACAAGTGGCTGCACAGTATATGTCCCTGCATCGCCGCTGATTGTCAATCCTGCATATCCCTGATAGATGGGGTTGCTCTCCGGCGGCAGAGGGTTCTTTCCGTCCAGAATAAATCTGTTTCGCTCCAGCGTCTGATAGGTGGATGGGGCGGTTGTGCCGACATCCACGCTGTCAACATCGCTGTACGGCAAATGACCGTTATCTGTTTGTGTACTCAAGCCGGGTGCGTCTGGGTCTGTCACGCCAAATACAATTCTCACATAAGAAGGATTGCGGAGCGTTTGCTCTGTTTCCTCTTTCCATTTTGCTGTTACCGGATACATAAAACCACCGCCTTACTTCCCTGTATCTATAAGCGAGGCTTTCAGACCTGTAAACATTTTTGGCGTGCCATTCTCGGACACCCAATATGTAGAAACGGAATAATCGCCCCAATACATTTCTCTTGTGATGAATTTACCTTCTTTCGGGTCATAGTAGGTCACTTTTCCTATGAAGGTTTCAATCAACTGTAAAATCTTCTGCAATTCCTTGGGATAAATAACCTTCCACTCCAAATTCAATTTTATTTGGCGGCGATTTATCTTTTGAGCAACCACAACGCCGTTTGCGTTTCTTCCTTTGGAAACCAACTGCTGACCTTCATAGTCATTCGCAGAAGGACAGGTAATTTCTGTTCCGTTATATCTGATTACTGCCACAAAAACCACCTACCTTTGAAATGCGCCAAGACCAAAGTTAATGCCTCGTCTTGCGGATACTTTCTGCTGATTGTTATAAATAACGTCTCCATCTAGTTCAATCTTCTGGTTCAGTTCGATTGGCTGACTGCTGCCGTTCGCCATTGCCTGTGACATAGCCGTTAAAACAGCATTAAAAATTGCACGTTCTATCTGGTCATTGCCGCCAACGGCTGTTTTGCCGCCAATACTTCCGACCAGTTCCGGTCCTGCCTCTCTTGCAATAAACAGTTCGCCAGACCGAGGAAAACCGCCATTCGCAAACATTTCTATATTGAAACGCTGCGCCTGTTGCATATTGTAGCCGCCGACATGACTGTATTTCTTTCCTGTCAGTCCTGCCAGTGAGTTTGCGTCCGAAACCATCTGGTTTAGCATCCTTGTGACCTCATCAGATACTTGCTGCAAGGTCTGTCTGATAGCATCAAACGTGTTGTAAATGTTATCGTAAACTTTTAACAGATAAGCTGTTATCTGCGCCTTGGAAACCGTACTAAAATTCGTTGTCATAGCACTTATGGTTGTATAGAATGTATTCATACTTGAAATGATATCTTCCTTTAGCACAGCAAAGTTTTCTCTCAATGTAGCCCATGTTGCATCCCATTGTGAAATATCTGGTGCTTCGACCGATACAACAGGCGCAAGACTGCCACCGCCAGATACTTTGTCTACGATTTCATCAATAACACTGCCTGCACCTTTGACGGATTCTTCCATACCTTCAACGATACCTGCGCCCAGATAAGCACCGACCTCTCGCTTAAACAGTTTAGAAGGAGAGTGAATTTCCGCCGCGCTCTTTGTACCGCTAAGTATTCCACTTACAACTTCCTTCACGCCAGAAGGCACTAAAGAAAGCAAACCTTTTTTAATGCCCTTCCACATCCACTTGCCGATTTCTTCAATCTTCCGACCCATGGATGTTACGGCATTGTATACGCCCTGTGGTATTCCTTTAAACAGGTCGATAATCATTTTGATTTTTTCTGGTATTGAAGATGAAATCCAAGTTGAGATATCATTTCCCCATGTAGGGAAGATGGAGGATATTAAAGTTGAAATTGCAGTGCCAATTTTAGATGGCAATTCAGAGAACCAACCAACAATATCACTTATAATCTGCGGTATTGTTTCCGTGAAGAAATTCTTAATTGCAGTCCATTTTTCAGAAATGGTTGTTTTGACGGCTTCCCACAATTCAGAGGTTGCCGTCTTTAATTCATTCCATTTCTCCGGGTAGTAGCTTACAATCTCATCCCATGTTGTTTTGAAGAAATTTTTAATAGAGTCCCATACTTCGACTACTGTTTTCTTAATACCATCCCACAACTTCGCAAGAAACTCTTTTATCTCATCCCAATGCTTTATAGTCATAAAAACGGCTAATATAGCCGCCCCTATGGCAAGCGTCCAAGGACTTAATATAAATCCTGCAATCTTCGGTCCAAGACCAGCAATAGCAGTTCCTATACCAGTAACAATCTCCGAGCCTGCTATCTGTGCTGCGATTGCTTTGGCTATTGAAGCACCCAGACCAGTAAATTTCAATAACGCAACAGCGGCTATGATAGTTGATTCTATCGGCGCAACATCAACAAAACCATTCCACGCTTCAAGTGCCGCCGATATTGCTTCAAATATCAGCGTTCCGATATTGGACAGAATGGTGACAAAATCAATTTCCTTTATGAATGTTCCAATTTTTTCTCCTATCATTGCCCAATCTGTACCCTGTACGGCTTTTATTAATGTGGTTAAAATACCGTTTATCCATTTATTAGCCGTATCTGCGGCAAGGACAAAATCGAAAGTGGAGAAAAACGTGTTAATTCCAGCTGCTATGGACAGCCCGAAATTAGACCAATCAAATTTAGTGCCGAATGAATCAAGGAAATGCAATGCGGTGTTCAATGCGCCTGCTATTGTTGCCCCTAAAACAGAAAATGTATCGGGCGATATTAAGCCATTTAAGAATGTTGCCAAGCCAGTCCCGAATTTGTCTGCCTTTTCATATATTGCATCCCAGTCAATACTGCCGAGTGCATCTTGTATCTTCTGACCTAAATCAGCACCAAGGCTGTAAAAGTCCCCCGTTTTAAATGCTTCTTTTACTCTGTCAGCAAGACCCTTTATCTTGGAATCAATCTCGACAGTTTCAAACATATCGGTAGGGAGAAGGTCTCCTGCGCCGCCAGCACCACCGCCACCAGCACCGCCGCTATCGTTCTGCTTGGTGTCTATGATGTGCAATTCATCAAATCCGAGTGTATAGTCCTGCATTTCCTTCAACGCTTTAGCCGCTTTTCCTGCGCCTCCTGCCGTTTTTTGTAGGCTTTTTGCGTAGTCCATCTGCACTTTTTTAGCCTGTACCGCATACCCTTTGCCTGTCAGTGCCGCAATGAATTGTCCCAACATATTGATTGCTTTCGCAAGCCAACTAATGAACGTGGCAAGGTAGGGTGCGACAACAGAAAGGATAGGCTCAAACGCCGCCGCAAATGCGTTTCTCAACTGCATTAAAGCGGACATCATAGAGGAAATATTGGCGTTTACCGATTGGCTGTACTGCGCTAAACTCTGCATACCTTCTGCAAATGCAGACTGTATGGTACCAATCAGCTGAAATACAGTGGAGTACAGTACAGACATACCAACCATTTTTGGCAAAGAAAAGCTATTTCGACCGCCAGAGCGACCAAAAAGCCCACCGGATGAACGACCACGAGATTTATTTGAGCGTTTCCTTTGTCCTTCTCGTTGCGTTTTTTTACTCTGATTTTCCTGCAAACCCTCTTGAATGTTCGGTATTTTAGAGCGTGCAAGCGCAATAGTATCTTTGAGATTAAGATTTGCTATTTTTGATTTTTGGCTTATTCTCTCCAACTGCTTTTCAAGCGGTTTCATCTGTTTGGCGTTTCCGCCGGCAGACTTTAATTCTTCTATGGTTTCGGTCAGAACTCTAACCGTATTTTCCATATTTTTAAATTCTCGTTCTGCCTTTTCGACTTCTGGAAACTTAATTTCACTAAGTCCGAGTTTTTCTAAGTCAACTCTAAATCCATTGATAAGGCTTTTTGATTCCTCTATGGTTTCAGCGAATTTCCCATTATCAATATCCAGAACGCCTGTCATGCCAAGATTTTTTGAAATCTCCTTTTCTATTCCAGAAAATCTGTCTGTTTTTGCGGCGTTTTCAGAAACGCGTCCCATTGCGGCGGCAAGCTGTCCTGCAACGGAAACAGCTCTGCTTGTTTCGCTCGTTAAATCAGACATGGATTTTGCGGCATCCTGTATCGGCTCACCGTTAATCTGCTTGCCCATATCGAAAACAGGGATGTCCTTCAAATGGCTATAATCTTCAACAGGTGCAGATTCTTTTTTCGTCTTTTTTGTGAGTTGTCCGAGATTCACGCCTTTTAACGAAGCGCCGATTTCCTTTGCACTTCTTGCGGCTTTTGAAAAGTTATGCGCTATGATTCTTGCTTGTTTCGCAAATTCTTTTATGCCGTTAATCTCTATTTCTGGTGTTTTAATGCTCTCCAAAACAGATTTAATTTCACGAATCTGTTTTGTGGAATCTCCTGTTTTCCCGATACCCTCAATAGTTTTGCTCAACTTTTTGACAGACTTTTCCGCATCGGCGGCATCCGCAACAATCTTTATCTCAAGTTTATCTATTTCACTCATTGTCCATTTCCACCACCTTCCCATAGCGTTAAATAGGTGGTAATAGACTTAACCATTACCACCTAAATACTATTTCGGACTTTCTGGCAAACCAGATTCACGAAGTGCCATTATCCTTTTTTTCATTTCAAAAACCGCAATCTCTTCATTTGATTCAGTATTCCGTTTTTCTTCGCTAACAGAAAGGATGGGTTCTTTGATATACTCATTTTTCGCCTTATTTCCTGCCAAATTTTTCTCTACACCGACAATTACAGCAGAAAGCATATACTGACCGTTTATCCAATTCATGTAATCTGCGTTTCTGACACGTTGGTTATATCCTTCTGCAATAGCAGACAATATTCTCGGATTCATTCTCCAAAATTCATCCCACGAAATACCGATAGCGTATGCCTGTGGAAACCATTCAGCAATCAATAATTCACGAAATGATTTGTAGTTTTTTCTTATTCCGCTTCGCTCTGATTTTCCGCAGTTTCCGTTTCCGCTGTCTTGTTGGCAGCCCGAAAAAAATCAGACTGTTCCATAGCGTTAGACATAGCTTCTGCCATTTCTTCAAAACTTCCTCCGGAAACAATGTGTTTCTGCATTTCTTCCCCAGCCGCATTTCTGCCAATGCCGGCACAGATGCCGAAATACGCTCTCATCATAGACATAGGCTTATCCTGCATGACCTCAAGAGAAATACCTTCATCCTCCAAGTCGCAAACAAGGTTAAAATCAAATTCTTTTGCCTTATACACTTTTCTGTTAATGGTAAAGTTTTTCATTTGCATAACTCCTTTTTTCTTAATTTACTGTATTTCGGCTATGGACTTATCATAGTCAGCCATATTAGCCGATTCCATATTCAATGACTGACTTAAGATTTTTTTGACAGTGTAATTGTAGTCGGATATCCATTCTCGTCTTCTGTTACCGCAACATCATAATCATTCTCAATCCACTTAGGAACTGTTTTCACAGCCACGGTTGCAGTGCCTGTCAAATGGTCATCCGTAGCTTCATCGGGAGCAAAAGATTCCTGACCGATAAAAGCGCAGATTCCTTCTGAACCCTTGCCATCTGTCCCATATAAGATACAAAAATCCAGTTCCTTTCCCTCGTTTGAAACCATGTCATCTTTGTATTTCTTTTCAAATGCGCCAGAAATCTCCATTGAGCCAGCCGCACGCCTTCCCATTTCCTGTGTTTCTACAAGGTCTTCCAGCGTGGATGTATCCACCATGTTCTGAGAACCAAATGGGCTTGGAATGGCTTTCGCCCTCAACAGAAGTTTATAAGTTCCTGCCCAGTAAGAACCTTCTGTTTGACTTGATGTTTTTTCTCTATAAATAATTCTGGATTTCAAACCTGTTGCCATATTTCATTCCTCCTTTTTTGCATAAAAAAATAAAGCCCTAAATGGCTTTATCACGTTAAACTGTCATTTGCTCCTATTGTCCTTTGGAATCTTGCGGTACTTCTGTATGTATCCCCCTCATTAAATTCTGGAAGGGCGATAACCTTGAACCGCATTTCCTTGAATACATCTGCTACAACAGACATTATTCTGCCTACATCCGATTGGCTTGTGTTTGTGAATACATCCACTTGGAAGGTTTCCAATGTTGCGTTTATGGAAAGTCCCTCAAGGTCCGCTCCACGCTCTGCCGCCGCCATACGATGAATATAGACGGTAGGGAAGATGGCATCACTTAACTTCTTTCCGTTGCTTGTGAAGTATACAGTTGGAAATTTCGATTCCAATTTTGGCTTAGCTTTCGTTTTTACGATTGAGAACACAACCGTTCCAATATCATAAGCCCATGAATTATCACTCAACCAAACACCTCCTTTGCAACCTCCGCAATCTTTTCTGCTAATTCTATGGACGTTTCATACATGAATGGGCGAGAGGGCAGACCTTTTGTCCAGTGCCGTTTTCCGTCCCTGTAATACCACCATCCAGATTCTCCATGTTCGTTCACATCATATTCCCAACCGACAATACCTTTATTTTTGTGCGGCTTCATCTTTCCGACAATACCTGTACCAAACTCAACAAACTTCGCCCAAGGGCAGCCAGTGTATACAATCCACGTTGCGCCTTTTTTAATGACCGCCCCTTGCTCATAATTGATACTGCTAAGAAGTTCTCCTGTATAAACAGCATCGTATTGAGCAACCTTCATTTTGGCGGTCTGTGCGCCGATTTGAGCGAGTTTTTTCGCAAACTCGTTACATTTATCGGTTAAGCTATATGCGTAGTTCTCAACCTCTTTTACGGCGTTCTGGATGGACTTATTGGACATGATGTTGATTGATATTTTCTTAGACATAGAACCACCTACAAAATTTCAAGTTCTTGGAATACTTTTAATATTTTTGGCGATTGTATTGCAATCCAGTCAACCATTTCCTCGTTCTCAGCCCATGCGCCATAAATTCCATGTGTATTGGAAGATAAACCACTTTCAAAAAGAAAGGCATGGACTATCTCATGCCTAAGTTTCCTTTTATTTAAGTTGATTTTCCCATCTTCCGTTAGGTATTTTTCTTTTGGATTTAACACATAAATCAATTTGTCATAGAAATTGCACAGAGCGTCCGTTGATTCCTCAAAATCAGAAAATCGTTCTGGATATTCATCCACAAACATAATTGAATATTCCTCTCCGAGAATATTTACTGTTTTGTTTTCCATACTGCACCTACTTTACATTCTTTTGCAAAAGAAACAAATCAACCGTCAGACCTTCATCCGCAACGCCCTTGACAATGTAATCGCAGCTTGTCTTATCGACCATTGCCGCTTTATACTGCACCGCTGATTTCTTCCACACCAAGTCCCCGACAGACAAAGGAAGTTTTCCCTTGTCATCGACTATCTGAACGAAATTTGTTGAATTATCAACACCAAACTCCTTAATAAGAGATTCGCTCAATTTGTTGCTGATTGAAGAATAGAAGGGAACTGGTACATCGTATCCCATTGTGTATTCCCCTGTTTCTATCGGTACTTTGTTTCCGTCCACAGTGATGTATTTCAAATTTCCTTCCTCGTCAGTATCATAAACAGGTACTTGACCAATTTGCTTTGCATAGAACATCTTTTGTCTGTTAATATCGAGCATTTGAAAACCACCTACTCATGATTCATTCGTTCCTCAAGAGTATCAAGCCTATGATGTGCAGATTTAAGGCTCTGCTCCAACTTGATAATCTTATCATTGTGCTTATTGATTTCTTCTCTCATTGTGGATATTTCCGACTTTATTTCCTGTGTTGTTCCTGCGATAGCATCCAGTTTCATATTGATTCTGGTGTTATCCTTCACACGCTCCTCAATATCCTTTGTGTCTGTATGCTTGCTACTTTTCAACCCGAAAAAGACGGAAAATGCCAAAGATACTATACTTATGAGGTATGCTATTTCGACTTGCATTTCTGTACCGCCTTTCTGCTTAATAATTGCGCATCAGCCCACCGCCACATAATACGATGCGCCCCTGCTGCCGTTTTCCAATAAATTAAAATCTATCGAATTTAATTGAAATTAAGTAGAAAATTTAATGAAATTTCATTTATTTTCGCTCAAACTTTCATAATTCTATAGAATTATTGAAAGTATACTTAACATTTTGAAACGGCAACGCACTAAAAACGACTAAAGCTGGTTTGCTTTAACCACTTTACAGAACCTTTACAAAAGGGTATACGCCAAAGAACAAATCCTCTCTATTCTTCCAAGAACGGCTCACTCCGTTTTCAGAATAGCTTGCCATATATGCTTCTCCTGCCTGTGAGCGGTCATATACTGCCAAGTCAACGATATTGTTCTCAAACCTTTTCAAATCCTCCGCAATATCATCCTCCGAGTATGTATCTGGATACATACGCTTTATGGCAATCTCTTTTTTTGCCTGCTCTATCAGTTGATTTAAGAGTGGGTTTTCTTCCTTTCGGTCGAATACCACAGTATCGTCCTCGTCAACATGAAACTGCTGCAGTCTGATTTTTACTTGCTCTAAAATGCTGTAATCAGCCATAAGCAATCACTCCCCTTACATGCCAAACGCAGACAAGATATACTGTTTCAACTCTGTGCCGTTCATTTCAGCCGCGCCATCAATGCCAACCTTCAACGCCAACTGTCGCAGTTCATCGACAGGCATGCGCGCGATTTCGCTTTTTGTATAGGCTTTCTTGCCGTTAGAATCTGGCACTTCCTCGAAAGGCTCATACCAGATTCCGTTATGTTTTACTTTGTGGTCGAATTTCATTTAACCGACCTCCTTTTTAGTAGCATTTAATTACATAGGTGCTGTCCATTCTCTCATAAGAGGGCAGAGCAATTTCGGATACCGTTGTCTTTGTCTGTACAGGGTCATTAGACACCGTTACCGCAACCGCAACGCCTGTATTGACAATGGATACATCTGCATTTTCGCTACCCATCAGCGTTCTTTCTTCTGGTGTAGTACCGTACCATGTGTTGCCCAGTGCGCCATTAGGAATCAGTGTTGCGAAACCATCTGGATAGAATTTGGCAGCGGTGCCGGATTCGTTTTTGTACTGCTTGGAATAAACAACGATGTTGATACCCAATTCAGCAGAGAAGATTTCCTTCACCCTGTTATCGTTCATGAAGATATTCGCCGTTACATTCTGTGCCAGAATTGCGGATTTGATTTTCTTATTCTGTTTCAGATAGTCCATGGTCTTTCTGGAAATAATCATGATAGAAGGTCTTTCGCCTGTTCTGGATTCTACGGAATCAAGCGCGGTCGCGATATCGTCCATGGGGTCAGAGTTTTCGGTATCAGACCATTTATCGGTTGCTGTTGTCAGTTCCGCAAAGTTGTTTGTTTTGTACTCGTTGTTAGGGTCATAGTTGTATGCGTATGTAGCGCCGTCTGCCTGAATGGAAATTTTAGGAGAACCGTCAGAAGGGGCTAACAGCTGCATAATCATTCTTTCGGGTACAACCTTTGCGCCGTCAACCAGTGTGTTGGTATCATCGAAAATTCTTCTCAGTACGTCCTGTGCGTAGGGGTCTGCTGTATCCCGCACACGCATGATTTCCTGTTCATCAATTTCCTTCACAAGCATAGATTCGCGGAAGAACGCCATTTCTGTTTCTGTCATCTTGAACCCTTCTCTGCTTCTCAGTGTAGAAACCGCATCGAAATTGGAAGGTTTCAAAGAAACAGGCAGTCCATTTGAAGTCTTAATCCATTTCAGGTCAAGACCCATTTTCTTTTTTGCAGGGAACAGACCTTCGCCGAGATATGGGATTCTGTTACTTGCCACTTCTGTCTGCACAAGGGCAATCGCCTTTGCGTTATATACATCTCTGATATTCATTCTTTTGCACCTCCTTATTCAAATACAATCAGTGGCATGGCTGTTTTTGCTTCGGTCGCAATCGTGATTCCTGCGTTTGCATTTGCATTTGCTTCATTCACGGAAGCGAACGCCCTTACGATAGTTCCGTTGGGGTTTTCATCGTATGTATCCGAAAGCAAAATGCCGATAGCCGTATTGTCATTTACCTTCTTTCCTTCTGCGGAAATAGGATTCCCAGCCTTGCACACGCCTTCCGTAAAAGCCGATGCATCCAGTTTTATAGGAACGAACAATTCGCCGCCAAGTTTTCTTTTCAGAATTTCATTTTGTGTAGTTACATTTGTTTCAGTGAATTTCATTTTCATACCTCCTTACATATAACTTTTCAAGACAGACTCAGCCGTTTTATTTGCATCAGACCATTTACTTCCGATTTCCTTTGCGATTTTTTCAGCATCCGTCTGTGTTTCGCCGCCACCATTACTTCCGTTAGGGTTAGGGGAATTGTTTGCAATCTCATTCTCTTTCGCTTTGGCAGCAGCCGTTTCTTTATCAGAGATAATCTGTCCGAGAACATCATAATCGAAAGAGCCGTCATCTTTTACAATCTGCGCCGCCTGTTCAGCAGTTACTTTGAATTTCGCAACTGCGGCATTTCTCTGTGTAGCCAATGTCTGTGCCTTTTCCAGTTCTGCAATTCTTGCATTTGCTGTTTCCAACGCCTTATTGGCTTTCTCGACTTCTGTCAGTCCATCAGATTCAAACTTGTCAAGTTTTTCCTGCAATTCTGCGGCTTTTTCAGCCTGTTCTTTGTACTGTGCGATTTTGTTTTTTTCGTTCAGCACTTCCTTGTTGCTCTGGTTTAACAGATTTGTAATCTGCTCATCCGTAGCGTCTGGAAAAAGTTTTAATACCTGTTCTCTTGTCATGTGATTACCTCCTGTCATTTACTCACGCTTTTGTTACCGCAGGTCGCACCTGCTGAGTTTGCTATTTACCGCATAGCTGCTTAATTTTTATAAACAAAAAACAGCCCCTAAGGACTGTTTAAGTTTTCGTGTATTTCAGACTACATCTGCAATTTACAATTTCTTCCGCACTGGCCCCTAAAGAGTAGTCACGAGGGAAGGACATTTCAGATGCACCTATTTGAAAAGAATCGAATATCCCGACTTTATATCCGTTTGCTTCTGCGTGCGTATGCCGCACCTTATCATCATTCATGGTTATCCATGTTTTGTATTTATAACCTTGCTTAACCATTCTGGTGTATTCTCGGTAGTTGCCAATGGTATTCGCTTCATTTGCCGCAATATTCATGGCACGCTCAACAGATGTAAAGTAGGGCGTATCCTTATTTTCAATCGTTGTTCGGATAATATCTTCTGTGATTTTCTCCGAGTATTCTTTTATGTATGCTGGTGGTTCTCTGACCTTTAGAAACTTCAACGCCGCCTTTTCGTATTCTGCCGAAATACCTTGAATGAAATCTCCTTCGCTTTCTCCTTGTTCCAAAAAAGCATAAAAAAAAGAAATAAAAATCGGCTCAAGTTCTTTCGCTAACTCAAGCCGTTCTTTCTTTTCTTCGTCGGATATTTCCATTTCTCCGAAATAGGTTTCATATACAATTTTCTCTGTATGAAATTCGTCATTCGGGACTCTTGACATGAAACCACCTCTTTTTTATTCTTCTGCAACCGTTTGAGACTGTTTTGCAATCTCCGCCGCCTTTCGTTCCTGTTCTTCCTTTTCTTCCGCTGTCTGCCACAAAGCATCCATATAAGGCTTTGAAAGAAGGAAGGTTTTTTCGGAATCTCCCCATAATCCAACAGTCTTAACTGCGATAAGAGGGTGTATTCCTGCCTGCAAAAGCTGATAGAGTGTCTGCGATTTTGTGTACATATTGTCCTGCGGACTATGATTTATCTGCACATCAAAATCCCTTGTAGTAATGCCTAAATCCTCATGCTTAATACGAATGATATTTAGCACGATTTTTGCAAGGCGTTTCTCCGCCGCTTTTACAATGGGGTCTTTCAGCTTTGCTCTCGTCTTTGAGAAATCCCAACCGTTACGAAGTTGCACCGCCCCTTGCGTATCTCCACCAGAGTTGTTGTTGTTTTTATTCGGTATTGCAAGGATGGAAAGAGCATTGTCCCATAGGTCATCCTTTGCAACCTGTGATTCCGTCTGGTTCAACTCCTGTGTCATGATATCGACATCAGCTTTGTTTTCGCCGTTATTTGATTTAACAACCAACGCACCCTGCATTTTCATTTTCCCAAATTCTTCCGAATCGATATCGCAGTTTACAAATTTTATCCACGATTGCACAAACTGTTCAATGGAATCCATGCGGTTTGACTGCATATTGTTAATGGAATCCAGAATGTCAATGACAAGTTCAATATCAGATAACCGCTCATGGTTATTAGGGTATTCCACAATCGGTATACCGCCAAAAGCATGAAGTCTCCAATCTGTAACGGAAGAATCATGTACTTCACAGGAATGTGTCTCCGTAAAGCACCTCTTATACAGTTTTCCGTTCCTATCCTTCGATTCCTGCACCGCCAAAATCGGTTCTTCTGTGTTTGCGTTATAAATCACAAATGTGTTCAGCGGAGTAGGGGATACAATACGAAATTTAATATCGCCATCTGAAAATTGAACCGCTTTAAACGATGTACCTGTTGCGGACTGCCATTCTCCAGACTTAATATCCTTTGACTGTTTATCAACATCCACCATGTAATCATTCAGAATGTCTACAGCTTTGTTTATCCGCTCATCATCCTTGCGGCTAACAAATTGCACAGGCTCACCGTATGTTTGCCCGACCTTGAACTGTACGATTTCATATGCGTGGTTTTCAACAACCTTATTCACGATATCGTCTCTAACAACCTTTTTTCGATAACGTATCGACTGGTCTCCCTTGTAGTAATTCCAAAGGTATTCGATAACGGTTTTATTGAAATTGAAAACTCCGATACACTTTCCGATTACAGAAACGATATTTTCTGGCGTTATTTTCTCCACGTTTGTGTATGCAATTTTTCTGCCGTAATTCCCACGAACAATCTCTTGGAGTGTCATTCTATTACTCATGCGGCACCTCCCGATAAAAAACAAAACAAAAAACACCGACAAGAATCGGTGTTCGTCTGCTTGCATATTTCTTTATTCTAAATATACCACACTTTTTCGGGACATTTAGGACAACTTTCTAATTTTCGAGAAAACGATAAAACATTTTCTTTACACTATCCTCAGTATTACCTCCAACCCTTCTTGCAACATCAGCCCAAGAAAGACCATCAATAAATCTAAGACGGATAATTCGCCTCATGTGGCTATCGTTTATATCTGCTATAAACGCTTCAACTTTGTTTATCGTTTCCAACAACTCTAATTCAAGTTCGCATAATGTTGCTTTCCTTGAGTAAAGCAACGCTTTCTTTCTGTTATATTCTGGATAGGGGAAGCCCTCAATGACAAATGTTTCCAATCCGCCAACTCCGCCAGATACTTTGTCAAGAACCGTTCCTTCCTGCTCTATTTTTATAATCTGCTGTTCAAGAGTTGATATCTTTTCTCTTACCTCATCACATTCTTGTTGAAGGTCTGTGTATTGCTTTAGAATTTCCTTTGTCAATAATATACGCCCCCTCTAAACGGATTTATGGTTGCCTCTACCTTCGCAATCCTATTTCCCTTTGTGATTCTTACCGCAAAGTTAGAAAATACGTCTGGAACGTCATCAAGCTGTTTCTTGCTACTTACAGAATACCGTTTCAAAAGTGACATCATCACGCCGTATGGCTCTTTCGGAGAATACTGAGATTCATCCTTGAAGACAATGTGCTGCAATATCCAGTTGGAACACTGGAAAATCCTTGCCTCTTTGTTCGTTTCGGTAGGCGTATCTGTAATATTGCAAATCCAACCCTTAGCCTCTACACGTTTATTCACTTCCATAGCAACCCTATCTCCGCCTGCGTTTCGCTCAAATTCGCACTCCTGTACTCCATTATTGACAATAGCATTTGCGGCGTTTTCATATTGTATTTCATAATCTGCGGTATTATCGCATACACAATCCACGCAGTAGTAGTCATCACCGTATTTTTGCAGGATTGGCAGGACAAAATAGTCTGTGCCTTTTCCCTTGGTATCGCACTGTGCGGTAATAATTTCTGGTTCGCCATGTGGAAGATTTAGGTATCTTCGTATCTTTTCTTCAGGGAAAACCAATCCCTCACGCTCAATAGGCTCCTGCTTATACAGGCATCGGTAGGAAATATCGTCCATCAAAAGTTGTTGGTCTTCAAAAAATTCTTTTGTAAACCCAGAAAATTCATAATCGAAATTGCTTTCTTGCGTAATCGGGTCAATATCTGGTACTGCTATGGTTTTAACCCTCGGATTTCCTTCATACATATTTTGAATACGCCCGATAACATCATGCACAGACCATCGTGTAGCAATATGTATTTCCTTGCAGTTTTTGCCTTCGGAATCCTGTATTTTTCTCTGTCTCGCATCAACAGCGTATTTATTCCATAGCTTATCAAGGATAATTGGATTCATAGCCTCCTCGATGCCGCCTATCATATCATCAACCAGAAGAAACTTTGATGCTCTTACCTTACCAGCGTTTTTACTGCCTACCGATGTGCATTGTACAGAAGGGAACGGCTTATACTTCCCGACATTAAACTGCTCCATCTTGGCGTTTGTGTTTGTTACGCTAAGATTGGGAAAGATTTCATTCCATGCGTATTCATCCGCATTGGTGACAATATCATACATGCCGTCATAGTACATTCTAGTAATATCGCCACTGTGTGAATAAAACAGATTAAAGTCCTTTGGATACCAACCGATAATTGCAGCGTTGAAAAATTTCTCGATGGTGGTTTTTCCTGCGCCGGGAATTAGGCTTATGCACAGGATATCGTACTTATCATCAATCATCCCTTGCAGTGCGTCCACTAGACCGATTTTCAAGAACTGTTTGCGTCTTGGCATATAAAACCGTTCCTTCGGGTCTCTTTTCCGCTCAATATATCGAAAGAAACTATCTACGTTCTTATTCTGTGCTTCCAGAAGCAGGACGGAATAAAATCTCTCGATGATTTCATAATCTACCTTTTCTGAAAACGCGTACTTCTCCAAATCCCAGATAGTACCGCCAGAAGAATTCAGGCAGTATGTTTCAATGATTTCCTTGCACCGCGCGGACAGTTCTAAGCCATAGGAAATATCTTTTTCGTTCGCGAACGCCGTATTCACAGCTTCGCAATAGACATCTATAACCTGTTCATTGATTCCATTTTTTTCTATGTATTTCTCGTAGTCCTGTACGGCACTTATCAACTCAAAACTTGCCATTAAAAAAAGCACCTCCGCTCAAATAAGCAAAGGTGCAAAAATCCTTTGCCCTCAGATGTTTAGGGTTAGCGGCTAACTTCCAAATTGTCAGTCGGTAATGTTTTTATTCGCTTGCTTTAAAATTGTAAATCGGTTTTATAATGTCAACTACTTCAACAGTATCTTTTATGTTTTCCATTATTTCATTTATTGACTTGTACGCCATAGGGCTTTCGTCAATCGTTGAAGTGTTTACAGAAGTAGTAAATATTCCATTCATTGATTTTTTGTATTCTTCCAGCGAAACGATTTCTTTCGCTTTTGACCTGCTCATTATTCTTCCCGCCCCATGCGGTGCAGAATAGTTCCAATCCTCATTTCCTTTTCCAATTCCTAAAATACAACCATCACGCATATTTATTGGTATCAGCAGCTTTTCTCCCGCTTTTGCAGAAATGGCGCCTTTACGTACAATATTTGATTCGTGTTCAATGTAATTGTGAATTGTTTGGAATCGCTCCGTTTCTTTTGTAACTTCCCAACTCATATAATAACAAATAACACTCTGAATGGCTCTTCTGTTAATTTCCGCAAAATCTTGACATAATTTCATATCATGTAAGTACATTTCTCTATGCTCTCCAACAAGATATGATAACTCTCTTGGGATTTTGGTTTCTCTCTTTTCGTATGACTGCTTTAATTCTTTTATAGCATTGTTGATTTCTCTTTCTCTTCCATTTTTTTTGTATTCAGCAATCAATTTCTCGCTATCCTGTTTAAAGTTTGACTTTCCAGAAATATCATCAATCGCCATTTGTTGATATATTTCCGCCACCTGCTTTCCGACATTTCTGCTCCCTGAATGAATTACAAGATATTTATTGTCTTTACTATCTATGTCAACTTCAATAAAATGATTTCCGCCGCCCAACGTACCGCAACTTCTTTTCAACCAATCTATATTGTTCAGTTTTTCCTTGCAATACATTTTTTCGATAATATCACTTGCAATGGATAAACTTTCTTCTTTATGGACACTTCTTCCGCTTGGTACATATTCCCTGATAACATTATCCAATCTTGCAAAATCAATATCAATCTTCCCTAAGTTTGTAGTAAGCATACCGCACCCTATGTCGACCCCAACAATATTCGGTATTACCTTTTCTCCTAAATCAGCAGTAAAACCAATAACGCACCCTGACCCAGCATGAACATCAGGCATAATCCTAACTTTGCACTCTGAAAATGCAGGCTGTTTTATGAGGTTATATATTTGGCTCAAAGCTTTCTGTTCTATATTTTCAGTAAATATTTTTAAATCAGCCATAAAACCCCTCCTTGCAATACGCAAATAAATTACGGCCAGATGAAAAATCCTTTTTTTATGCGTACTCACTTCTATTTTTAAACGCAGTCAGTAGGAATCGAACCTACAATTTCTTTAATCTTTCAGTACTAAATTGTCTGGAATTGAATACAATTTATTAAGAATGGCATTATAATTTTCAATTACATATCTTGCCGGAATTGCATAGCTCTTAATTCCGTAACTTTCCGCAGTTATATTTTCAATGCGGCAACCACTCCATTCGTAACTCTCGCATATTCCAACAAATACATCAGCTTGTGCCAATTTCTTAATGCTTTCTCCAAGATAGAATATTGCTTCGTTATTTCCTTTAGGCGGATTGTCCTCAATATAACTATCAATCAATTCCAATTCTTCGCCTTCGTATATTTCTGCAATTTTCTTCATTTTCTGAATGCTTGCTTTGATTTCTTCCTCTGTTCTGCCTTTCATCGGTACGCTTACGAATAATTTTTTCATATCATTTTCCTCCGTCTATTTCAAATTCCCAAAACTTCTTTTGAAAAAGTTACACACCCCTTGCGGGTTTCATCGTCTATGCAGTTTCCGCACTTGTTATATATACAAATGGATAAATTGCATTTCGTATTTTCGTGGGCGTTCCCGAATTTTTCAACAAACTGTCTGAAGTGAACGCCGCTAATTTCAATGTTCTTCAGTGCATTATCAACAGCTTCTTCTGCCAATTCTTCAAGTGTTTTGCTTTTCATTACCGCACATACCTTTCTTTTCTTCTCCACGCATCATCATTGTACTTCTCAAGCCATTTGCACCGCTTAGCGATACATTTATGCTTATAAGCAAGCTCCTTGTTTAACGCCCCAGCATGAGCCTTACAGTGACAGTATCCTATGGCGTTCCCTATGTATTTACCCGTTATTGACTTCTCTCTCATAGGCAAAATCCTTGCATAATACCAGTTTTGCGACTTTAATACATTCTTTTCGGTTATCAGTATCGGTGCATTTACCGTCTTTGTTGTATCTACAAGTTATGAAATCGCAGTTATTCATTGTCCATAAACCTCTCAAAATCTTTCCTGCATTTAGGGCATAAGTGAAGTGTTTTTTCTTTTCGCCTTGAGTACCGTATTATCTCAACAGACAAAACGTTGTCTTTTATTGGTTCATATTTATTTGAAAGATACCCTTTAGATTCTTCGTATATCATTTTAAATTCTTCGTGGTTCATTTTCATTCTTGTAAACCAATTTTCATCTTGCGGGAGTCTGTCAAATTTATTACCGCATCTATCGCAAGTGTACCATTCTTCTTTGTGTTTCATTGTTCACAACTCCTTAAATCGCAAATATTCATCATTCGTTATCACTTGCCGAATAATCTTCTGTCGTATACTCTTCTTAACTCGGAGTTGAATTTTTCAGCCTGCTCAAGTTGATTCTGGCGTTCTTCATCCCCGAACAGTGTATCTGGAAATGGCTCGCCTTTTATGTACATGTTGAAGTATTTTGATGCAGTAGGCACGCTGATGCCGATATGTCTTGCAGCCTTGGAAAGCGTCATTCGTCCGCTACAGAACGATTCAAACGCTTCAAAGAATTTTTTCTTGCTTATGGTTTTTACGCCTTGCGCCATTACAAACACCGCCTTTCGTTTTCAATCAAATAATCGGGATAACTTGTGCGTCTCCGATAGGCAGAAAGGGTGACATCCAATCTGCCATCGGCATTTTTTTAATTCAAGTGGGATTTACGCAACCAACACTCTATTCTGGTGCGACCAGACCTCTTAGATGGGTGTGGATTTGCACCACACATGAACCGCATTCCTATCAGCGTCCTCCGTACGATATTGTACCCGACCACTATCAGTTCTTAGATATAAGCGTTTACCTATTCCGCCACCATCTACCATAATTCAAAATTGAATTATCCTATGCCTACTCGCAGGCTAATAACCCGGGGTAAGTCCGCTTTATCGCAGACCTAAAAGACTGCTTTCGACCCACGCATTTTTACAACGATTTTAACCCATAAGGTTGCGAGTAAGGTTTTCATCGTGAACCCTAACGCCAACAGAGGGATTTGAACCCCCATGTCGGATTCTAACCGACACAATGGTTTTCAAGACCACGCCGTTATAACCGTTTCGGTATGTTGGCAGAGGATGGGGATTTAAAAGACACCATCTCTAATAGTGAAATCCGAATCGACCTCACCTAAATCAAGTTTCTATCCAATCCCCATCATGATTTTTCAGTTTTGAGTTTAATGTCAGTCACGAAACCAGAAAAACGGACTGACAGGGTGTTTGTCGATTTTTGAAGGGTAGGTTTTATATGCGGTCAGTCAGCAGAATCAATGATTGCGATAAACCACGATACCGAAAGACCGCAAATGGATTCTCTCGGACTTGAACCGAGGACCGTCCGGTTATGAGCCGGATGCTCTAACCAACTGAGCTAAGAATCCAGAGTGGGGCGTGATGCCGTTAAAACGCCCCAAATATGAAGTTGGTGTTTGGTCTTGCTGCCAGCTCCATCAGCATGCAAGCCAAAAACCCACCGAGCCGTGCGATGGCTCTTAACAGGATTCCCCTCGTGGGTGAAAGGTTGTGTTATCCATCGGGAAGAATGTCCAAAAACCCGATGAAAAGCACCAGACGGGAATCGAACCCGTTTCCGCAGTTTGGAAAACTTCTGTTCTGCCATTAAACTACTGGTGCATATATAAGACCCTGCTTCCGAAGATAAGCGTCTATAGCCGCCTTGTTTCTTGCTATAATCGCCGTACAGTCATGAACTAAACCGCTCAAAGGCAAGCGTAACAAACAGGGTACATATCAGAGTTTAATATCTCGGCATATAGAAAAAGTCACCACAATTCGGAATGTCTTGCCTTATGACAAGACATAATTTTTGGAATATTTCACAAGACCGCTCTGTTTTCGTATAGCAACCAAGTAGTATTCGCTCCCTATCTTTTTCTGCAATGATTTCTTTCCCGTGTCTAAAAATATCTATTCTATGAAATTTATCCTTGCCAACAGAATGCTTTCTATCTTGACTAATAATCATTATCATCATGCTCACTCCTTTGGCATATAAAAAACTGTACTTCCAGAGAATGGAAGTTCTTCATACAGGGCGTGAATATCTGCAAGAATTTCCATTGCTCGATCTTCGTTCCTATATTCTCCGAGAACAATAGACTTGAGTGTTGTATCGTTAAGGATGGCCCTGACATAATTTTTAACGACTAACAGCGATACTCCACTTTCATCAATGGAAGCTGTTCTATCTTGGCTCAAAATTCTCATACCATTCACTCCTTCGGCTCAAAATAATCACAGCCATAATCATATTCCGTATAATCGGTGTAATAGTTGCTATTCTCGTTATCGCAAGCAAAAAGCAACTCACGGTCTACACTGGCATATCTGCACTTAGCGCAACATTCTTTTTCATCATACATTTGTAACACCGCCCACTCACTCTTTCAAAGTGTAATCTTCGCAGTTATTATTGAGTCTGCAATAATAGCCTTTACAATCTACGCTTCCGTAGGTCCGCTCCTCAATAATGCAATATTCACAGTCAGTACAGGTCTCATTCGGATGATACTTTGGTCTTGTAGGAGATTTTAATTCCTCAATCTCCTTTTTCAGATTTTCGATTGTACGGTCTCGCACATCGACATCGAATTCCAAATCCTTAATTCTTCTAAATGGGTTTATGCGAAACATCTTTGTCACTCCTTTGTGCAGATAGGGGCTTTTTGTTTTTGCGGATATTTGTGGGACTAAGTAGGGGCTTTTTCTGAACCCCTTCAGACCCCCACCCCCGTCTATTTTCAACGGCGGAATCATCCAAGCCGCAACAACCGCTGTTCATCCGCATTGGCTATAATTTTCTGTATTTATTCGCAAAATGATAGTTATGCGAATAGTTTTAAATCAATATATTGTGTCAAGCATTTATTTTCAACTAGATATTGATTTATCGTTTCCGCTGTCCGTCAATCTGTCTGCATCTTGTGCAATTTCAACAGTTTTAACCTCGTTCAGTCTTGGAAGTTCGGCAGCTGATAGGGCGGTGCGATGTCTGTTAGCATCTGGCGCATATGGGCTGTTCCAACCGTAAAAGTGATTTAGGATTGCGATAACGCCTACAGGGTTCTGCTTTCCTGTGGCTAGTTTGCCCGATAAACTCTCAAGCCTTACATCTACTAGCTTTTTGTAAATTTTGAAAGCTTTATCACTTAGTTTTTTATTACCATTTCCCCATTCTTTTATTGTATCTCTGCTTATCCCTGTTAAAAAACTAAAACCATTGATAGATACTTCTTTATCGTTCATCAGGGATAGATAAATATATATATCACAAATATGGTCTACAAGCTCATAGTCATAGGCATTACAATTGCTCATTGCTCCTATACCATTCTTGAATAAAATACTAGATTTTAACTGTTTTGTGTCTGGGAATACAATTTTTTTAATATACATTAGGGCAGCATTCCAGACGCTTTGTGATTCCTTGGACATGTCCGCAATTCCCTTTTCGGCACAAAACGAATCTAGACACGCCTCGATTTCTGAATCATAAATTTTATTTTCCATGCTCCGCGCCTCCTTCCTCGTTCCTGCTGCGGTAAATTAAAAAAGCCACAGAAAAAGATTTTACTCTCATTCTGTGGCGTGTTGGTATCTTAATCAATAATTGGGGTGCCGTCCTTGCCGTTCAGGTCATCCAGAGCAACGGCGTTAGCTGGATGCCTTTTAAATTCAATTTTCTTTCTTGCTGGATATGATACAAAAATTTAATCATTCTGTCAATAGGGAATTTTATTTTTTATGATTTAATCGGTTTCTGTATTTGTTTTAAGATCTAATATATTACTACGTACTTAAATTCTTTTTTAGATTTCATTCTTGAATATATTAGATTTCATTGGTTTTACTGTATGAAGTAAACTACTAGATTACATTCTTTTTAACCCCTTACAGATACAGATGCTTGTATGGGGTATCGGTGTCTAAAGTAAGCTAGATTTTCCCAGATATACAGTTGTCAATTATCATCTGGAACGTATTCGATTAAATGTTCTGGCTGCATATTTAGGATTTTGCAAATATTGTTTAACGTTTTCATACTGATATTTGTATCATTTTTCTTAATTTTCCGCCATGTTTCTTGCGAAAATACCCCATATTTAATAGCAGTGTAAGAAGTAATGCCAGCTGTTTCCAACGCCTCGTAAACCGAAAATTTGAATCTAATCATATTTATCAATCTCCTTTCCTGATTTCATATATCATACTATTTTTGAGCCACAAAGTCAATGGAATATGGCTTTTTTAAGACACAAAAATATATCTCGAAAAAGATAGAAAATTGTCAATTAAAATAACCGCCATTTCTGGCGGTCAGGTTTACAATGTTTCTAATCTCGCTCTGGTGAGCATTTCGGCGCGTTTCTTTTCCTTTTCTGCGGTCTCCATTGCCATAAGCTGGGCATAGGTGGCGGCATATTCGGGATTAGCTAGCAGCTTGCGCCGCTCCTGCTCCTCCTGTTCTTTCCGCTCCTGTCTTTCTTCCTCCTGTCTGATTTCGTCTGTTTTCCTGTTATCAAACATGGCTTGGATATCCTCGATTGTCAGCGGTTTCAAGCCGTTTTCGGGCGTGCTGACGGGCGTTTCCGCATCGGGTAGGGGATTAGGTGGTTCTGACGTTTCCGGCTCTACAGGGGCAATCTCCGCTACTTCTGTATCTGGTGTAGTGTCTGCTACTTCTGTGGATTCTTTGCCGTTCAGCTTGTCTAATACGCATTTAACAACATAATCGTTGATGTTACCAACATCGGCGGACTGTAGGCGTTCTTTCGTTCCCTTAGGAAATCTGATTTGTATAAAGTCAAATTTATCCCGATAATTATTGATTGCTTTTTTGGTGTATTCAGTTTGCCGAATTTCGCAAAATCCGGAATATGCGCCGGGATATTGGAGTAACTGTCGTGATTTGAAAAAGTGCGGAAAAGATGAAATTGAAATTATTATTTCAGGGCTTGAGCAAGTTAGAAAAGCATTTGCAAAACGCATTGACACATATTTAAAGAAATACGGAACAAGCAAAGTAAACGCATGGTCGTATATCCGTGACTAAAAAGTCGAAACCGCCTTCGGGCGGTCTTGGGTAGGGCGGCAACCTTCCAACTGATGAGACAAGCCAAAGAAAAAGGAAAGGAAGATATCACTATGTTAAAACTTGAAACCGTATTAAAAAAACTGAGAGCGGAAGGAATAAAGGCAGAATTTGCCTATTTGAGCGGAGAAAATGAGCCTATAAAAATTATTAGGGTTGATTGCGATTATTTCGGACCGTATCCGCCGAAAGAAACATTTGATATTATTAAAACTGCAAGACGTATTGCCAAAGGAAGAAAGACAGAAACAAGAGGGCATTACACAGCATTATTTATATATTGATTTTCTGGTGGGGCGGTCGGGTTTGGGATTTTGTAAAAAGGAATCCGCAGGGCTTGACATTCTGCGGATTGGCTGTGTAGAAAAGGAGAGATAACCGAATGAAAAAAGAAAAGTTTTTCGCAGTCCGTCAGCTTGCAGGGCAAAAAAAGGAGCGTGTGCTTGCGGAAGGGTACAGGGTGGAGCGCGGAGAATTTGTTTTTTATGTCTGCGGCTCTGGTGGCTCTTGGAGCGTGACAGAAGCAAAAAGCGGTATGCTGATAGGTGTTTACGGAAAAACCAGAAAAGAATGTATAGAAAAATTGCAGGCGTTCGACCTGTCAAGGCTTGAAAAATTCGACCTTGAGAAGCTGAATAAGGAAATGCTTTCTCTGCCACTCTGCGGCTTGTGAGAGGGCGTTTTCTTTTTTTGTCAGTCAATCGGTCAAGCGAAATAAAAAAGCGGCTTAGATGGTCGAATACGGGGCGAAAAAAATTAAAAGCAAATTTCAAAAACCCATCAAAAAGGCAAAATATTCACAAAAAGGCAAAAAATATTGAAAAAATTTTGTTAGTGTTATATGATGGAAGGACAAAACAAAAAGGAGGGTTTTATATGAAATTTCAAAGATTAAAAGACATGGTTTGCGGTGCTGTGATTGCATCAATGGTCTTGTGTTCGGGGCCGGTGGCATTTGCTAAGGTTGCAAATATGAACATCCCCGTATCATTTAGCAACATCAAGATTATTGTCGATGGGAAGCAGCTTTCCACAAGCAAAGAGCCTTTCACCTACAACGGAACAACCTATCTACCTGTTAGGGCGGTAGCGGAAGCAGTCGGAAAAGACGTTACATGGGACGGCGCAACGAAAACAGTTTATCTGGGGGAAGTGCCTGCCGATACTTCTACATCAAAAACAAAAGACGGTAAAAACAATGATATTGAAATAACAGGGGCAACTTTAGATTATGAATATGGATTGCCGAAGCTGTACCTTGATTTCAAGAATAACACAAACTATGACATAGATAGATTTGATATTTATATTAACTGTTTTGACGCTTATGGGGAGAGCGTAGACAGCATCCCATATAACTATTACTACATCAAAAAATTAGAGAAAAAATCGGAAAATTCTGAGCATTGGCAGCTATATTCTAACGGTACATCTATTGTGCAATTTGGCATTTATAAATACAAAACATCTGACGGAAGAACTGTAGAAATACCAAAAAATGAAATAGAATGGTGGCAAACAAAATACGAAGGATAAGCAATGGCTTGGTTTATAACCGTCATAGTATTGTTCATTTGCGTTAGATTTATCGACCATTTGAAGGGTTGTTTGGTTGTCCTACTGATTTGTTCAGTGGGGATTGCGTTATGTATATTTTTTCCTGCTATACTCGGTCTTGTTACTACAATTGCAATGACCTATGGATTATATTTGATAATTAAAAAAGCCATACAGAAAAAAGAGAACAGAAAAAATGTTTCAAAGAATAAGGAGAATAGACTGACGCAAGAACAAAGGGCGGAAATCAAAAAGAGAATTGAAAAAAGCAATAATGCAAACAGTGATGATTTTTGTTGCCGCGTAGACCCCGACAGCAGTTATATATCCCCGGCAATGAAAAGTTTTATAAGTTCCTGCAATAAATATGTTGAGGGCAGAGAAAGAGCGGAAGAAGAAAACAGAAAAGAATAAAAAGCAATGGATGTTTACATAGTAAAGGAGAGAATTTTAGAATGAAAAAACTATTGTTTTATTGTTTGCTTGTTTGATATTTACAGGCTGTGGGAGCACAGAAACAGAGGAAGAAAAAACAGCCAGATTAGTAACCGAATCTAAAGCTGCATTATCTGATTATGATTATGAGATTGTAGATGATAGTGTAAAATTAACTAAATACAACGGGAAAAATGAGGTTTTATATATCCTTTCTGAATACGAAGCCGATGGGAGCGAATATAAAACGGATTTGTCCGATTTCTCCTGCATTGTTGGTAGTTCTAAAGTGAAATTTATTATTTTTGAAAATGGCATTGAGGAAATAGCGAACACCACTTTTAATTCCAGCGGCATACAGGCGGTATACTTCCCTAATACGATGAAGTGCGTCTATGATGTTTCGCTAAGATATTTGCATCCAGAGGAAGAAAGCAAAATACAGATATATTACGAAGGAACAGGGGAGGAATGGAATCAAATTTTCAGTACTTATGAGCGGCAAAGTGTAAAAGAAGCGTGGAACTCTAACGATGATTGGGAGAAAAAAGGAAGTGCGGTAGGCGCATCCGTGGCAGAAAAATTAAACGGCATGATGGGAGAATATGACAGTTCAAATTATGAATTTCATTATTCTGTAGATGAAAGTCAACTGAATGAGTTGATTAAAAGTTATAAGTAAAATATATTGCGATGGGGGGATTCTTTTCAGAACCCCTCTTTTTTTTGGAAATTTTTAAAAATCTATTGACTTTTTGTGCGTACTATTATATATTAAATGTGCGTACAGAAAGTGAGGTGATGAAAATGTCTCCACGCACAGGAAGACCAAAGGTTGAAAATCCAATGAATGACAGGATCTATGTAAGAGTGACTAGAGAGGAAAAGGAAAAAATCATGAAATTTTCTTCTGAAAGCGGATACTCGATATTAGAGTTGATAAGATTCGGGATTGAAAAACTGAAAGGTCAAAAAAAATAACGGTTACGCCCCGACCAAAGTTTGTAACCGTTAATCCACTCGAGATTTCTCTCTATGGAATATTTTAACATAAAGGGAAATCTCTTTCAAGTTAAGATTGAAGGAGGTTATCGAAATTGAATGACGTTATCACAATCGAAAACACCGAAATGCAGATTAGAGAGTATGACGGCGAAAGAGTTGTAACATTCAAGGACATTGACACGGTGCATCAGAGACCAGCAGGAACAGCAAGAAAGGCGTTTTATAGAAACAAAAAAGATTTGAAGAAAACAAACACTATATCAGTTTAAAGCCTAAGGAAAATCCTAATGTCCGTTTAACGGACAATAGAAATATTTCCATTCCTAACAAGGGCATTACGCTGATAACCGAAAGAGGGTATCTCCTGCTTGTAAAGGCATTTACAGACGATTTATCTTGGAAAGTGCAGGATATGCTTGTAGACGTATATTTCAAGGTCAGAGAGGTGCAGAAAGAGCCATATTACAAAGAACCGCTCGCAGAGGATTTCACGCCCAGAGTACCGATTGTATCTGACTGGTACGAGAGGAACAAGGGCAGGATGTACCGACTTTGCAAAGACAGCGGAAACAGCCGCAGCTATCTTTATCATTGTATCTTGAATCGACTTTCCGAAAGATACGATTTGGATGCAGCAAGGGAGATTTACAAGAATGAGGTCGGGAATTATCCAGAATATCCGATTGATATTGTAAAATATTTCCCAGAGTTAGAACAGGATGCGGACAAAATTTTGGACCGTATCGAGAGAATCACCTACAGGTAAAAAGGAAAGGGGGCTAATAAAAGCCCCTCAATCCTAAAATATTCGTTTCAATATGTAACGATTGCCGCCACAAGTGATGAGAGCCTTAGAAAGACCATCGTCAATAATTTCCGAATTGGAAATTTCCAGAACCTTTACCAGAGATATACCGACATTGTCGCAGATTCTAACGAACGTGGAAAGCCGCATATCTTCCGTTTCCTCATTGATGATATTATACATCGCTTTGTATGATAAATCACATTGGATGGAAAGCTGCGCGATGCTCCACCCCTTTAGAAACATCTCACGGCATAGCTCGGTTTTGAGATTTGATATACATTGCCCCGGGTTTACCCCATAATTCACACACCTTTCTATTTTGTAGTTGAATGGAAAGTTTTGCTGAATGTTTGGCAGTCAACTGCAATGGAATCCTTCTCCCTTCTGGTATAATTAGCTTGTACCTAAAAAACAGGTACACCGCAGTTCTGGTTATTGGGCGGCGTTTGGATTGGCGTTCTCGCCGCCTAATATCTATTGTAAACCTTGAAAATAAAAAGTCTATAGCTAAAAATGTCGAAAATGTAGAAAGGGCGTATAAATTATGTTAAGAAAAAATGGAAAATATGATTTGGTAGAAGTTTATATTCACGATATTACAAATTTCTCAAGAAAAATTAAAGATGTTGATTCTTTGCAGAGAATTTTCTATTTCATAAAATCTGTTTATCAGGAGCAAGAGGGGAGATAATTCCCTTCTTTTTTTATTCCTTAAATACAAATGTCTCGAAAAAATCACATATAAGCTTTCTGTTTTTTGCCGGTTGATTCATATATCCTATTACAATTTTTTTAAACCTTTCGTCATTTTCCGAAATGATTTTTACGGCGTTCTGATATTCTTCATCCGTACTGTCTGCCTTGCTTTCGTTTATCAATTCAGAAACACCAATCCCGAAATATCGCGCAAGTGTTCCTAACTTCCCGGGTCCGGGCATTGATTTTCCACGACACCACATATTCAGAGTAGTTAGGTTTACTCCAATGTCTTTCGATACTTCTGTTTGCTGCTTTTGGTTCAGTGCGATATACTTCCTCAGATTTTTTGAAAATATTATTTTTTGTTCTTCATCAGTCATTTTTTCCACCTCCGTTTCTTCCATTATTATAAACCATAAAATCAAAAAATTCAATAGAAAATCCAATTTATTTGGATTTTTGTTGACAATCCAATTATATTGGATTATAATAAATAAAAAACAGGAAAGGAGTTGAGAATATGCCTAAAATTTCTTTAGAAGCTGTAAGGGTAAATGCAGGCATGAGCCAGAAGGAGTGGGCGAAAAAGCTCGGAGTTTCCAACAATACAGTTATCAACTGGGAAAAAGGGAACACAGAGCCGACATTGTCGCAGGTAAGAGAAATGAGCCTACTTTCTGGAATCCCGATGGATTTTATTTTTGTGCCTGACAAATTCAATTAAATTGGATTTTAAAAATTGGAGGGATAAAATGAAACGAAGAATCTATGTTATGGATTGCGGAAATTTTATTAAAATTGGAGTTTCTACAAATCCAGAGAGACGGAAAAATCAGATTCCGCATAAGGTAAGTCAGTACTACTGTACCGAGCCGGTAGAAAATGCGTTTGAATTTGAAAGGGAGATGCACTCTCTTTATTCCAGCAAAAGAAATAAAAGCGTTTCCGGTAGAGAATATTTTGATATTCCGTTTGTCGATGCCGTAAAGAGACTTATGGAAATTACAGAACGGAAAAGAGAGGAAGATTTTTCTGATTCGCTGAATTTGAAAGTTTATTTGGTTGGTGGAGATGACAGAGTGGAAACGGAAAAAAGAATCATTCAAAAATTGAATGACCTAATCCCTAAAATGTCCGATTTTGACAAGGGATATATCCTCGGAAAAGTTGAGAGCATGGCAGAGCGGAAAAAAGAAGATGCGGAGGAAAAGGAATGATTGTAATAAAAATCATTTTAATTGTATTGCAATTTTCGTTTTTTGTAATGTGCATTGAAAACGAAGGCAAAGAATTGAGATTTTGGACTGTTTTATGGCTTATTTGCGCAATTCTGATATATGCAGTCCGTTAGCGAGGTGTTGAATATGTATGTAAATCCATTTGTAGCAGGCGTTTTCGTGACAATCGCATCGGAGATGGTTCTGATTTTCCTGTATGCCTTTTTTAACCAGAAGAAATAAGAAGGGCAGGGATAGGAAATTTCAATCGGGTTGCCGCGCAGAACGCCAACAAATAAAAGAGTAGTAGCCTGCAATATCTGCGGTAAGGTTTGGAACATTGCCGCAACGCAGGATACCAGAAAGGGCTATTATTGCCCGGAGTGTAGCAAAGGTAGGGGTGCAAAACATGAAAATCGAACAAATCAGAGAAACAGCGCAAAAGAAACTGTTTGTAGGCAAGAAGGTTAAGGTGCTTGAGTTCGGCAATGATAGGCATGGAGCGAACGTCCTGCGAAAAAGAAGAACAGGAACGGTAACAGGTCTTTATCCACATATTTTTACTGCGATTTTTAATGGAGGATACACAGAGAGTTTCCGCTACAGTCAGTTCTTTGAAAGTGATGGGGAAGTGGTGAGGCTATGAGAAATTGGAAACGGACTGCGTTTTACATCCGCCGTGGTCTGCTGCGGTGGGCAGCTATGTTTCTGGGAACGCTTCTTTCTCTTTGTGTCATGGTGTTTGTTCTGGAAAATGCCGATGGGCGAATGATGTTTTATCTCGCGAGTAGCGTCATGATTGCAATCGCAATCGGCAGTTTGTTCTACGGAGGGCAGGAAAAATGAAAAAGCCTGTATGCAATTTTAACTGTTTTGAATGTCCGCACCCAGATTGCATCTGTGATGATTTTTCACGTAAGGAATATGTAACGGACGCTAAAATCAACAGAATTGCAGGACTAACAACGGGAAAGACAGGACTAAACAAGAGAGAATATCTGCGGAAGTATTACGAGGAACATAAAGAATATGCCAAAGCATATCAGAAAAGCTATTACGAGAAAAACAAAGAGAGGATTCGCGAAAAGGCTAGGGAGCGTTACCGAAAAAACAGAGATAGATACATAGCAAGCGTGCGCGCTTATCAAGAGAGCAATAAAGAGAAGGTCACTGCTTACAAGAAAGAATACTCAAAAAAATATAAAAGACGAAAAAGGGAGGAAAGAGAGAATGAAAAACGGCAGAGAATTGACACCAGAGAATGAGTTGCAGGAACTTTGGGAGTTGAACGGCAGGGTGAAGGCTGTTATTTCGTATCTGAAAACAGATAAATTTGTGGATGCCAAACAAATCTTGGCTATGCTTGCTGGCGGTGATGATGATGGCTTACCCATGCAGGACAGGGATAAAGACTGAATGTGACAGCTGCGGATACTGCGAAAAAGAGCAGGAAGAATGTCCGCACTGCCAAGAGACGCAATACGAATACCTTTATAAAAGGGATGACGGAGAAATCGTTGGCTGTAGCGAATGTATAGAAAGGATGTGGAGTGATTGACGGAAGTGTTATTGAAAAAAATCAGCCTTAAAAACTATATGGGTGCTGAAAATGTGGAGGTTGACTTTTCCGAAAAAACGGAAATCAGAGGTAAAAACCGTTGCGGCAAGTCTACACTAATGAACGCCTACTTTGATGTTATGACAGGGAAATTTGCGAACGGTGCCGCACCGAACAATATTTGCCCTGTGGATGAGAACGGAGAAGAAAAGCCTGTCAAGGAAATCGAAAGAGCGGTTGCGTTGGAAATAAATGGAACTGAACGCGAAATCAGAAAAGTGACTAAAAGAAAGTATCGCAAGGGTGTTTTTATCGGGAATGAAACTGTTTATATGCTTGATGGCGTGTCTGCGAAAACTGCGGAAGCGAACGATTTTTTAGCCAGTATCGCACCGACAGAAACGGTGGCAATGTGTTCTAATGCGTCTGTATTTTTGTCGACCTTGAAAAAATCGACTGCGGATGCCAGAAAAGCCATTGAGAGCCTTTCTGGGTTCGATATTGAGCGTTTTTGCGAGGAAAATGCAGAATATCAAAGCGTTTACGAAATGACCGCAGGGAAGAAAACAGAGGACGTATTGAAGCAACTGAAAAAACGCCTTTCTGCCGAAAACGGAGAATTAGACAGGCTGAATGTTGAATTGGACTACGAGCAGCGCAGACTTGACAGGTCGGATGATTCTGATTTGCAGAAATTAGAATCCGAGAAAGCGGTTATTATCGGAAACATTGATAGTATGGAGAACCTGAAAGAAACACTGAATATTTCTATAGACAGATATACATATCTTGTCGGTCTGGTTGATGACTTGAAAAAGAAGATGTCAGCCATTGAGGGCGAGCAAAAGAAAGCCAAAAACGAGAAAATCGAAACTCTGAAAAAAACTATAGTGGCTATCGATGCGGATATTGACAACTTTTCGGAAAAAGTTAAAAAGTACAACGAATCAGCTGAGAAAGTTTTTGGAGAGATTTCTTCATTAAAATCGAAATGCACTGAATTGAAGAACTGCCATTCTATCATGGACTCGGTGCAGTACGGCAATGACTATATTTGCCCTAAATGTGGCAGGGGGTTCAATTCAGAAGAAATAGAGGTTGTAAAAGAAAAATTATACAAGGAAAAAGAAGATACTTTATGTGAACTTAAAGACAAGGTTGATATTCTTGAATCCGCAATCAAAGCAAAAACTGATACGTATTTAGATTTTAATAAAAAATCAAATGAATGGGCTGAAAAGGTTTTTGATAAAAGAGAAACAAGAAAGTCTTTGGAGATTGAATTTGAAAAATTGCTTTCTATCGGATTTGAGAAAACAGAAGAATATAAAACGCTTGAAAAACGGCTTAAAGAAGCAGAGGAAGAATCCTCTAAACTTTTTGAATCAACTGATTTATGGCGGCAGGTAACGGAGAGGATCAGTAACTATAAGGCTGACCTTTCGCAGAAAGAATCTGAAATCAAAGTTATTATCAGAGATACCGAAAACACAGAAAAACGAATTGAATTGTTGAAAGAATCCGTAAAGGAACATGCACAGAAAGCAACGGATGTTGAACGCCGGATTGATATGTTGCAGGATTTCAGCATTGCCAAAAACGCAGCTTTGGAAGATATGGTAAACAGAAAATTTGAGTTTATCAAAATCAAAATGAGCGAAGAAACATTGAACGGAGATATTAAGGAAACTTTGAGAATCAATGTTAACGGCGTTGATTACTTTAATGGATTGAATCACGGAGACAGAATTCTTGCGGAAATTTTCTTGTTAAAAGGATTGCAGGACATGAACGGAATCAAGCTGCCGATTTGGATTGACGATACAGAATCATTGGACGAAAACAGGATTCCAGATGTAAGCCGCCAGTTAATTGTTATTCGCAGGACAGATGATGAAACTTTGAAAGTATGCAATGGGGAGGAATAAAAATGGGAATGAAAGGATATAAAGGTTTTCGTAAAGGGCTTATTTGCAAAGGCAAGCAGTACGCAGAGAACACGATTTTTGAAGAAAGCGAAGCTAATATTTGCGTGAATGGTATGCACTTCTGCAAAAATCCTATGGACGTACTTGACCATTATCCGCTGATTGATGATAACGGCGAAATGTGCGAATTTGCGGAAGTAGAGGCATTGGACGAAACTCTTACAAATGACGAGAAGAAATATTGCACGAAGAAACTAAAAATTGGTGCAAGGTTGTCTTTAGCAGAATTTATTAGGGCGAGTTTTGATGTGACATATCGGCAGATTAAAGAAGAAGTTGAGAGTGTTTCTGACAAAGAGAAGAGCGGACACTGGGCTAAACTGGCAGGCGGAGACAACGCTAAACTGGCAGGCGGAGACAACGCTAAACTGGCAGGCGGAGACAACGCTAAACTGGCAGGCGGAAACGGGGCTAAACTGGCAGGCGGAGACAACGCTAAACTGGCAGGCGGATACAACGCTACACTGGCAGGCGGAGACAACGCTACACTGGCAGGCGGAAACTGGGCTACACTGGCAGGCGGAGACAACGCTAAACTGGCAGGCGGATACAACGCTACACTGGCA